CTCGACTTGCAGGTCAAGTTCGGCAGCGTGAACATCGGCGATCAGGTCGCCTCGATCCCGATCAAATTCACCCGCGATCACCTGAAGAGTCTCAACCGCTGCGAGGAGTTTTTCTGCGGCAAGCAGTTGACCGGCTCGATCGGCGTGCTCTCGAACCCGCCGCATATTAGCGCGGAGGGCGACACGCTCACCCAGCGTCAGATCGTCCCCGATCTCGAGCAAACGGTCGGCGGCGTCTTCACGTCGAAGAAGTTCACGGTCGGCCCCAAGGCGATCGGGGCCAGCCTCGCGTTCCAGATCTCCGGGATCGACATCGGCGAGCTCAGTCACCTCGCCAACAAGGAAGGCCGGATCGTGATCAAGGAAGTCGCGGGGATCGAGGCGAAGCCCCGCGGGCGGCCACCGAAGTCCGAGGACGACGATTCGGAGATGGGGGACGATGACGACGACGAGCCCCTGGACGACGAGGACGACTGATCTCGGTTTCCGCGGCGCCCATTAGCCAAAGGTCGACAATGCCAATTCCCAGATATGCGGGCCCGGTGCGATATGACTGGCCGAGCGATTTTCGCTTCTGGCCAACGCCGACCGATTCCCGCAAGGCAATTCAACGAGGGCCGATTCTTCGCCGGCACTTCGCCGCATGGCCGAGGCCGCCGCCCCTGGATCGGCTGGTCGGTATCGGTGCTAAACGATGCCGTCAGCCTGACCCGCGTTGCCTGGTAGAGCACGGGCGGCGCGGGTTTATTTTTGTGTTGATCTGCCACCTGGAGCGAAAGGACAAAGGATTCAAGCGATGGCGAAAAGTAAAAACCCGACCAGTTTCTTGATCAACGCGAAAGAGTTTTCGTGCCGAGGCGACATTGAGTCGATGAGCACCGAGGAGCTCGGTGCATATCTCCTGCTAATGTGCAAGGCGTGGAACGAAAGGCCGCCAGCGAGCGTTCCAGACGACGACGCGATACTCGCCAAATGGGCTCGGCTTACTCAGGCCCAATGGGCGCAATGCCGCGCGTCCGTTCTGAGTCATTTCAAAAAACGTCAAGACGGTCGGCTGTATGACGAAAGGCTGGAGCGAGAGTTTCAAGCACTCCGCGAGAGCCAACGGCGGAAAAGTGATGCCGGAAGGCGCGCGGTCAACGCAAGGTGGAGTCAGAGCGCAAAGAAACTGAAGAAGGTCATTGTTTACGTGGAGGAGTAGGGCCGGATGTCCAAGAAGCTGCCTTCATTCCAGTTCTACCCAGGCGACCATCTCAAGGAACCGTCATTACGCCGATGCAGCAAGGCTGCAAAGGGCGTTTGGTTTGATATGATCTGCATATCATTCGAGTGTGAGGAACGGGGCGTGTTCCAGACTTCCGGGGTGCCGTGGCCAGATGGAGACATCGCCGCGGCGGTCGGAGGCGACATTGCTGAGAACCTACACGCTCTCGAGGAACTGCTGGCGAAGGGCGTCTGTTCCCGGAATCAATCTGGGGCAGTGTTCTGCCGTCGTGTGGTCCGCGATGAACGCAAAAGACGGCTATGTGGTGAAGCGGGTAAGATGGGGGGAGGAAATCCCGCCTTACGCAAAGGTGCGGCTAAAGGTGGGATTAAAGGTACCTTAATAGGTGGGTCCAAACGGAATCCAAAGGCTTCATCTTCATCTTCGGATGAAGAGGGGGCGCTGCCCCCGTCTTCATCCACTTCGGCTGCAGCTTCAGCTTCAGTTTCTCCTGCGGAGCCGCCGCCAGAGGCGGCTTCTTTGGCTCCTCCGCCTACGGCGGCTGCGCCAAAGGCGGCTTCGCCGGAAGAGTCGGCTTCGCCTCCTGGATCGGCTAAAAGCGCCGATCCTCCTCGGCGTGTGGATCGATCCGAAGACATCCTCGCAGTCTTCGAGCACTACCGGAAGCACCGCCCAAAGCGGCATCTCCGCCCGAACTCCGAGTCGAAGGAGTGGAAGCATATCCGCGCCCGACTGAGTGAGGGGTTCACGGTCGCGGATCTGTGCGAGGCAATCGACGGGATGATGCGATCCCCCTTCCACCAGGGGGAGAACGACCGCGGCGGCACGATGTTCGACAGCCTGGAGCTCGTCGTTCGGAACTCGTCCCAAATTGAGAAGTTTAAGGCGATTCCGGAGCGCGCCCCGGTAATCTCGCAATCCGCGAAGTTCACACATCGGGCGGCCGAGAGCTATTTGCAGCGGCGGTTCCCGTCACAGGAGGAGTTGGAGCACGATGCCCCTTACTAAGCCTCAAGTTGCGCGGCTGGTGAAGTCAGTCGAGGCCCTAGCGATCAATTTCGGCAAGGCGGCCGGCGAGGAGTTGTTCCTGGCGTTCGAGATGGGCCTGGATGACTTGCCGATCGACCAAATCGAGCGGGCCGTCAGGCGCGCGATGCGCGAATGCGCGTTCATGCCGACCGTGATGCAGGTTCGGGAGTTGGCCGGCGTGGTGAGCGACAAGGATCGTTCCGTGCTGGCCTGGGAGTGCGTGCTGCGAGCGATCAGGAAGATCGGCATGCACGGCTCGGTTGACTTCGACGACCCGGTGATTAACGCGACCGTGCGGCACCTCGGGGGCTGGGAGAAGGTTTCTGGCGTCGAGACGGATCAACTGGATTGGGTCCGCAAGGCGTTCGAGGCGAACTATCAGGCTTGTTGTCGGGCCGGCATCTCGCAACGCGAGGCGCGGCCACTGCTGAGCGTCCACGACGCCTACAACGCAGCGAACGGGTTTCTGTCGGAGGTGAAGCCGCCGCTGAAGATCGAGTCTGGGCTTCCGCCACACGCGCGGACTGTGTTGCGGATCGGGAAGTCGGAAGGGAAAGGGTTGGTGTCCGGTGTGGCGGCCGACCTCGGGAAGCGTTTGGGGATCGAGGACAAAGGAGCAAAGCCGTGAGGAATCTTGTGATTGGAATCGACCCCAGCCTGACGGGCTTGGGCGTGATCGGGCTCCAGGCTGGCGAGAATGATCCAGTGTTCAAGCATCGGTTCACCTCGAAGCCAGCCTCCGGGCTCTTGCGGTTCGATCGCTACACCGGGCTTCGGGACAAGGTCGCTAAGGTTCTCGATGTCTGGGAACCACAAACCGCCATGGTGGTGATCGAGGCGGCGCCTAATCAGATCAAGAGCGCTTCCGGAAAGTCGATGGTCGAGATTGGCACGTACCTGCAGATTGCCATTCGGAAGCGATTCGAGGACCGGCGGGTTGAGGTATACCCTGGCTCGCTCAAGAAGTTCGCGACCGGCAAGGGCGTTGGAAAAAAAGAGATCATAGCGGCGCACGTCGCCACCCGCTGGGGTCAGCTTTTCGATTCGTCAGATGAGTTCGACGCCTACGTGCTCGCCAAGATTGGGCTGTGCTATGCCGGCCTGGAGGATGCGGCGAATGCGGCGCAGCGGGAAGTGATCGAGGCGTTGCGGGCCGGGCCGGCTCCGAAGAAGCCCCGGAAGAAGGCCGCGGAAGTTGACCCGAACTGGTAGGGCGGTGTCGCCCGGGATTCAATCTGACCCCAAGCGTGAAAGGCTGACCGATGGCCACAACTGCTGTTGATTTATTACAAAGCGTACTGAAGAGCGCGAAGCACGCGATGGAAGAAATCGCCTCCGTGGCGGTGCTCTTGAATGGAGCGAAGCCGACGAACCCCGAAGCCTATGGCAAGGCGATGAGCAATCCGGCCGATGCTGGCTGCATCTCGCGGGCGTACTCCGCGATCGACGATATGGAGTTCGAGGTCAAGCTGGCCCTTGCCGAGCTGCAATCGCCCCCCGCCGGCAAGACAATCCGCATCGAGATCCCCGTGGCGATCAACCCGGCCGGCAAATGGTACGCGGCCGGCAGCAACGTCCGCGGCGACGAGATCAACCTCGGCGAAGTCGCGGCCGTGCTCGGTGGAATGCCAACCGTGGTCTTTGTGGTTGCGGATCTGCCGTTGCCCGGGGCGCCCGCGGAAGTGGCTGGCAGGGTGGACACAACCCCATGTGGCTAAGCCCCGGAAGCCCGAGACCGCAATTCGAGCCCCCCAAGCCAGGCTCCGCACGATGGAACGCAATGCTCAGACAGTGCCAGCATCGAAACGGAAGTGAAGCGGGATGCCCGTGCGGAGATCCAATGCTGTGCCGGGTGCCTGACGAAGAATTGGCTGATCGGATTGCGGCGTTAGATCGTGCGGACTTGGTGTGCATTCGGTACGCGGTGCGGTTGAAAGCGATGGGACGTGTGACCTCTAACCCCAACCTGTAAGCGATGACAGGTTCCCCTCTGATGAAAGGCGGCGAGAACGAGATGAAAGTTACGGCGTTAGCCCAATGGTACGGAAGCAACAGAACGCTCGCCCCCCACGTCGGTGAAGAATTGGCCGGCTGCGAATGGGTCGGCGTCCCGTTCTGCGGCGGTTGCTGCGAACTGCCGTACATCAAATGCCGCAGCGGCGTCGCGAACGACCTGCATCGACACGTCATCAATCTAGCTCGTGTAGTTCAGAATGCAGAATCACGGCGGCTGCTTGCGGAGATGCTGAACGACATTCTTTTTCACCCCGACGAACTGGCGGCCGCGCAGCAACAATGTCTGGCAAGGGAGCGAGCCTCGCTCTTCGGGTCTAGCGTTCAGTGGGCTCGCGATTATTTCATCTGCTGCTGGATGGGACGCGGCGGAAAGGCGGGCTCGAAAGGCGAGTTTAACCAAGGTCTCTCTGTTCGCTGGGAAGCCGGCGGCGGCGACTCGGCAACGCGGTTCCGCTCGGCCGTCGAATCGCTCACGGAGTGGAGCGAGGCCCTGCTGCCGTGGAATTTCCAAGTGCTCGATGCGTTCGAGTTTCTCGACAAGTGCAAGGATAGGCCTCGCCACGGGCTGTACGTGGACGCTCCCTGGCCGGACGCCGGCGATAAATACACGCACCGTTTCGACGAGCGGCAGCAGCGAAAGTTGGCGGGTGCCCTGGGAGCGTACCGAGAAACTCGCGTCGTCATCCGTTATGGCGATCATCCGCTGATCCGCGAGCTGTACCCGGAGAGCGAATGGACCTGGCTGCGGCAGGCGAGCCGGAAACAATCGAACGACGAATGTGAGGAAGTATTGATCATTAACGGTCCCTCTTATTCCAAGTGAGGCGTTTAGAAAGGCGGCGAGAGATGAGTGACCACACCCCGTCCTCCATAAAACATCTGTCACTGAGAGGCCGCGTCATCGCTTGGCTACTCTCGATTGCCAACACTAAGCCGCCAATTATCGACAGGCCGGATTTCTACGACCTGAAGCAGCGCATCTGTGAACGGTACGGGCGATTCGTCGGGCACGACCTGCAGGAGATCGTCAAGGAATGCTGGGGACCGTGGGAAGCCGATCAGTTCGGCGAGCGAAGTCCAATCGGATGCCGTGGAACAGCGTGCCGAGTCTGTGGCGGAACTGGAGCCTTCGACGTGCGGTGGGTGAGTCTGGAGAGTTGGGCTATTGGGCGGCGAATCTTCCACCGTCCCTCGGGCGACACTCGCATCCGCCCCGATCCGAGCAGCGTCACAATCCACGGACTCGTGAAGCACAGAGACTACGGCAGAGGTGCCGACGAGGCGCGGTTGTGGCTCTACCTGCTGTGCGGCGAATGGGAGTTGTTGTGGCGGCAAATGACGATTGTGCATTGCTGCGGATGGTATTGGTGGCCGCTGCTGAATGTTCAGCGGATTGCATCGAACATCGCGCTTCGCTTCCACATCGAGCGGTGCGTCCAATGCAAGATGCGATTTATCAGCGGACGGGCGCGGCGGTGCTACTGCCGAGAGTGCCGGAGCCAAGCCCAATCGAGCAGCGAAATCCCCTTTTGAAAGGCGGCGAGAGGTGAGCGGAAAGACAATTACGGACTGGTGCAAGAACGTCCACGAATGGGCTGTCGGCAAGGGCTGGTGGGAGAAGAAGGATCGAAACTTCCCTGAGCAGATTGCCTTGATGCACTCGGAGCTGAGTGAGGCGCTGGAAGAGTTTCGGAAGTGGGGGCTCGATCCGAAAGTGTTCCTGTACGACGACTGGAGCGAGAGCGGAATCGCCTGCTTGCCTGTCGAGCCAATCTACACCGGGCGCGGAAAGCCGGAAGGCATCGCCTCAGAACTGGCCGATGTTGTGATCCGCATCATGGACACCTGCGGAGCCTACGGCATCGACCTGGAAGGCGCGATCGAAGCGAAAATGGCTTACAACCACACCCGTCCCCACCGTCACGGAAACAAGCACGCCTGAGAAAGAGAGCGAAGCGAAATGAGCTACATTCAGCCCCACATGGTCGAAGCGTTGAAGGATCATGCCTTGGAAGAGATTCTGGGGCCAGGAGATGGCCGAGCGTTCTTGATGCGGCGTCCCGGAGAATGGGACATGCACCTGTACCTCGTGTTCTTCAGAGAGTGCATCATTCTCACCGGCGACCTGGCTTTCGGAACGCGGAACGGTTGCATCTCGGACATGAAGTACGACCTGCAATGGTTCATCGGAAACGCTGGCGGCGACTATTTGTGCTCCAAGTTCCTTGACAAAAAATGGCAGCCGGAAATCGCATCCGAGTTGATGGCGGATTGGCTGGTGTCGGACAAAGACCTGACGGCCGAGCAACGCGAAGTGGTTGAAGAGGCCCTCGAAGAACTCGACTCCGACGGGATGGGTAGCGAGCGACTCTGGCACGCTCTGGTTAATGCCGAGATCGACGTGAGTGACGGAGTACCGGGAACAGACTATCCCCGCGCCGACGCCGGCTGGCTCTGTGCAGTCCAGCAACGGTTTCGCGACCTGTATCGAGCGCAGTTTCAGCCGAAAGAGAGCACATGAAAACCAAATACAAATCCATCATCTTCGACGCATCCGAGGTGCAATCGCTCCTTGCCGGGAGGAAGACGCAGTTCCGGGAGCCAGCAAATCCGCAGCCAGTTTCACCGGGTAGCGCGAAGCCGAGACTCAGAGTCGGCGACATCGTGCGGGTGAAAGAGACATTTTGGGGAAAGCACGACATCGAAATCGGAGACTACGGTTCAGTCTACTTCAACGGACCAGTCCTTGATGTTAGTGAGCAGTTTCATCCAGGCATCCAGTATCTCGCAACTCCTGAATGCTTCAACCTACCAACGCTGGAGTTCGGGCAGACAATCGAGCGATTCACTGGAGAGCCCGAGCCGGGAGACTGGTGGCTGTCACCTCCCGACGAATGGGACGGTCACGATGAGAATGATCATCTCCGTCGCGGCATCTGGACATTCCTTGCGTGGGGAAAAGGGAACTACACTCGCCATCCAGCAGGAACACTCCCAATCTGGGCCTCCCGTCGCTGGCTCGAAATCACCGAGGTACGGTGCCAGCGACTGATGGAGATCAGCGACGAGGACTGCAAAGCCGAAGATTGCGCCGGGTGGTACTCACCTTGCCATCCTGATTTTGGAGAGACTGACGGGCGCACGCCGAGCGAGGAATACATCGAACGCTGGGACGCACGGCACGGAAATAAGCACCCGTCATCGGCGAATCCGTTTGTGTTCGCCTATTCGTTCCGGGTTGTGGAGAAGCCTGTTTTGAAAGGGAGCGAATGAGCAGAAGCCACACAGATGTACCAGCCACCGTCGAGCAGCATGCTTTGCCAGCGTTCAGCGGACTCATGTTCACGCTCGATGACGAGTTGCATGAACTGGTATTTGTCATGTATCACCAACGCAGGCCGTTCTCTGTCGAAACAGTTGAGCATTGGGACCACAGCAAGAAGCCGTGGTTTAATCCCGAAAAGGACAAACCTCGCGGCTTTTGCCCGCAAGGATTTGACTTTGAGTATTGCCGTCGAAACGACACGATCTATCAACACAACTCCGGTGGCGGCGGTACGGTTCGAGTCGTGCTGCATGAAATCGTCGAAAAGCATCCGCCTTGTGAGATTTGGATAGCAGCAGGCATACCGCTGTTTCGGCACGCCAAGAGAAAGCCTTTCAACGAAATCCCATTGAAGGACGGCGACCTCGAACGTCTCGGATACAAGCGGCTGCGGAAACCGCGTCTCTTGCGGGGCTGGAGAGACGAAGCGAGTCGCAACCCATTCGACGTTTCTGAAGAGGGAGAAACCGTCTACTGTCGTCGCTGCGAAGATCATCTTCCCGACGAACCTGGGAGTGTTTGTAAGCACCTCTATTGGTGCGACGACTGTGGCGACTGGTTTTACCTCGACAACCGAATGGACAGCGATGGCGAGCGACGCAAATGCGAATGCAAGAATGAAGACGACTGCGAATAGTCGCGAGTGGCTGTAGTAGCCAAGAGTCTGGTGCAGGTTTTGAAAGGGAGCGAATGAGCAAGGAGTTGCGGGCAGCGGCGGAACGGCTAATTAACGAGCCGCATGGGAACAGGGATGCCGGCTATGGAGCGTCCCCGCAGAGGATTAACGATGAACGGTGGGTTGCGCAGGAATACCTCGCAGAGCATCCCGCAGACGATGCGGATTATCCAGACGGAGAATGGCTTTTGGCGGTCTTGCCGGTTTCCTACAGCGGGACCGACCGGGCGCACGTCGATGTCATCGAGCAAGGAACTGTCGTTGCCTGTGTGGACTTCCTCTGGAGCGACGGGTGCACAATTTGTCATATCAATCTTCAGTTGTTCCGTGAGATGAAGACCAGGAAGCAGGTTCGTGATTTGTGTCGCGGGCTGGGCATCACTTTGAAAGGCGCCTCATGAGCAAGGAACTGAGAGAGGCCGCGGAAGAGGCCGAGAAATTGCATCGCGTGTCGCCGCCACACGTCAAGAAACGGCGGCAATGTGAACTGCTTGGGCAACTCGCCAGAGCGGTCCTCGCGGAGCATCCCGCAGACGATGGCGAGCGGATCAGCCAGGAATGGTTCGACGAGATGTACGAATTCGCGCTCTCGCTTGACGAACAATTTGGATTGTTTCTCGGCAGCGATGGAGTCGTGTACCTGTTCGCTGAATCTGGAGCGGAAGATTCATCGCATTTCTCTCGGCCCCTGCCGCACATCAAGACGCGCGTCCAGTTCCGCAACCTCTGCAAAGTCCTTGGCATCCCTTTGAAAGAGAGCGTGAAATGAAGGCTCACTGGAAGTATCTCGTCTATCTGATGCGTCACAAATGGTTCGTTCTGCTGGCGTGCCGCAAGCTCCGCGTGCCTCTTTGGCGAGCCGTGGTGCACGACTGGTCGAAGTTCCTGCCGTCCGAGTGGTTTCCCTACGTCAGATTCTTCAACGGACTGCCTCAGGTTGGGGACGTGGTGCGGGTCGATTGCATTGATGGGTTTGGCGGTCACGCGGAGATCATCGACACTCGCAACGACAAACTGAGCCGGTACAAGGTGCGATTTTGGCATGAATGGGAATCTTATCACCAAGAGTTTTGGGCGCACGACTTCGAGGTGGAAGGACTTGACGAAGCGAAGGCGGCGTTCGACGTCGCTTGGCTCAAGCATCAGAACCGGCAACCGCACCACTGGCAGTATTGGCTGCTGACGCTTGATGACGGCGGCACGCACCGGCTTCAAATGCCCGAGGTCTTCGTGCGTGAGATGGTGGCCGACTGGATGGGCGCAGGCCGGGCTCTCGGATTCCCCGACACTAAGGGGTGGTACGAGCGGAACCGCGACAACATTCAATTGCACGACCGAACCCGGCAGCAAGTTGAAAACCTGTTGCAGATGACATCGTGGGAAGAGAGCGTGCCGAATGAAGGCTGACATCCCTGAAGGCTGGACGGACAAGCCAACGGAGCCGGGCTGGTATCTGTGGCGCGAGAGTATTCAGGTTCAACGCCCAGACCTAATGGAAGTGAAGCAGGGTAATGGCGGATTCCATTTCCATTACTGTGGACGATGGCGAGCTTCCTGGGATTTTCCCGGCGGCATCTGGCAAGGCCCGCTCAAGCCCCAAGAGCCAGGCACCGTCACAATCACCGCTGCCGAGCACGAGGAGCTGAAGCGGTGCAAGCGGGCGTGGGGTGCAATTGTTCGTCACGCGATGGCTCCCCTTAAGGGTCTCGGTGGCAAGTGGGTAGTTCTGGGGCCGGATGGATTCTTCGGACTCACCCCTTGCGACGATCCCGTGTCGGCAACGCTCATGGCCGCTGAGCACCTGGAAGCGAAAGACGAGAATAAGTGAAGCATCACTGCCCAAGCTACTGCCACAGATGCCCGGACATGGGCGGCGACATAATGCCAGGATGCATGGGAGTAGCAGTTTCAAACCGAATGGACCGCTGCACATGCCAGCGGCCAACGCGCAGAGACAAGGCGGCCAATCAATCTGATGACGATGTTGCTAACCAACTTGAGGCTCTTGAACAAGCGGCGTCGAAGCTGAGGCAACTCCTGGAAGCGAAAGAGAGCAAGCCATGAGCGACAAAATCCACACCGGCATCTACAGCAACGCGAGCACATGCTCCGCCGCACCGAACCTAAACGACATCATGCGGCTGATGAAATCTATGCCGCCACCGCCCGACAAGACGGAGTTCGTGATGCACCCGAACAACGCGAAGTTGTTCCCGGCCGCAAAGTCGCCAGCGGCATTTGCGAGCCCGCTTTACGGAATCCCGGTGCACTTCGACAAAGCAATCCCCGAGCGAAAACTCCGCACCAAATGGCATCCGCCAAAGGGAAGCCGGTTCGTCGAGTACGGTCCTGAAGATGAGCCGTGGATGCGTCCGCTGGGGCTGGGATCAGTCGAGACGGTGGACGACGGGCCGTTGATCGTGGAAGTCAATAGGTCCGCGATGGAGCGAATGGAGCGATCGCTTGAGTATTTGGACTTCAGAAATACCCGCATGATTTGCGATGCGTTTGGAACAACGAAAGAGAGCGTGAAATGAGCGACAAGCCCGAAATCGTCCTGCCCATCATTCATATGAACGGCACCTCGGCGAAAAGTTTGATCGAAGAACGCAATATGGCGTACAACGCCTTGCAGGAAGCCTACGGATTCTTGAAACACATGGCCCCCAACGGACGCGACTACTACCCGGAGCCGGGCCGCATGGAAAAGGCGACAGCCCAGCATCTTCGGAGACTGTCGGTGATTCACGACCTGATGAACGAGCTTGAGTTTGAGATCGCGGAAATCGACTCGCCCAAGTGATCCCCCCGGCAGTTAGCGCCGACCACCCCGAAGGATTTGAAAGCATGAACGAACACGAAGAAGCCCCGCTCCTCATCACCCCAACCATGAACGCCGCTGCCGCCATGTCGGCGCTGTTGGCCGTCGGTGCGGTGAGTCCGCCGAAAGCTCACGAACCCGGCATGCCAAAGCGGGGATTCGGAACCGGGCGATACCGTGAAACCCACAAGCAGCAGCGCTCTACAATCGGAGAGCGGCGAGCACAGCGGAGGGCTGAGAGGCAGCGGAAGAAATCGAACCGGAGCCGATAGTTGATCCCGTTCCCACCCCCTGAGAAGGAAAGAGAAGATGACCGTCTACCGAATGGAACTGATCCTCGACGAGGATGACTATCGGGATCTTCAAAAGGAATTCTCGCTTCGCCAATCTCGCTGCCGAGACGCAGATGGAGTGATGTTGCCTGAGGGAGAATCAAACCTTCCCGGAGCACTGATCGGCGAGATTGTGCGGGGCCTTTGGGATTACCGCGACCTGTTGAATCGAGATCGTGGAACCGGAGAGAAAGAGAGGGCCGCAGAGTGACCGAACCAATCACCCCGGAAGCGTTGACGGAACTGGATGTGAAGCGCGAGAGGTGTGCCGGCATCGATGTCAGTGAATTCTTTAATTCACCATACGGCCGTTCGGCTGCGATCCGTCTCGTGAACACCTACCCCGCCATTCGCTCTTTGATCACCTCGCAGCAAGAGGAGATCGAACGGCTGAAGAAGCGATCACAGAATCTTAGCTGTGAAGTGAGCGTGCTGGAGGCGTTCCGGAAAGACGACCGAGCAGCGCTTTCGCTAGTCCCTGAATTGGCTGCCGACACCGAACTCTGGGCGGCAATGAAGCGCGAGCGGGATACGGCAAAAGCCCGTGCCCAGACTGCGGAAGCGGAGATCGCACGCCTCACAGCAGAGAGCGAGTCCCGTCGCCTCACACTTCTAGAAAAGGCGGAAGAATGCCGCAAGGAATGGACCCGAGCCGAGAACGCCGAAGCGGAGATCGTGAGGATGAAAAGAGAGGTGGCAATCGAACGGGCGTGGAAGGAAACGTTTCATGGTTTGGCCGACATCACCGTTGAATCGCTTGAAAAGGTGGCTGCCCGAGCCGAGACCGCCGAAGCGGAAGTTGAGCGGCTGCGGGATGGGATCGAGATCATCAAGGGATTCTCAGAGAGCGATGAGGACGGCTACTACTGGCTTGCCGAGATCCTCGCACAAGCGAGCAGGCTTCTCAACCCGTCTGAACCCAAGAAAGGAACCACGAGCCAATGACAACGCAAGCACTCCCGGAATTCATGGTGCGAGTCAAACTGCCGTCGTCAAGTGCCTACGCCGCGTGCCCGAGCGGAGACGCCGAATACGAAGAGGCGTACAAAAAAGCGATCTTCGACGTCAAGCCGGCTGGGTTTGAGGTGTCGTGGCCACGGCTGAATGAAAAGTGGCCAGTTGACTCGGAAGGATACACTTGGGTTCGGCTGTTTTGTGCTGATCAATCGTCAGCCATTGCTCAGTGGATCGGCAGAGTCGATGAACTGCAAACGCGACTTGAAACTATTAGAAGGGCGGCTGGCCAATGACCGACAGAATCACCGAGATCGAAGCCCGCGCGAACGCGGCAACGCCTGGACCGTGGGATGTTGCGGAAATCGACCATAAATCCGGGGATGTATCAGTGACTGCCGGAACCGGCGACGAGGAAGATTTGATCATCACGATTAACTGCGAGTTTTCAGAAACACTGACAGGGAAGGATGCCGTTGCGCTTGGCTATTTCATCGCCCACACCCGCGAAGACGTGCCCTGGCTGATCCAGCGTGTCAGGGAGTTGGAAGCGGAACTGAAGGCAGCCCGAGAGAAGTGCTCCGAACTAAACCGCCGCTGCCAGGAAAACGAGTCACACAAAGTCCAGGAGCGATACCGAGACGAAGTCCGCGATCAATGGCAAGGCCTACTGGACGACGCCAATCGACGTGCACAAGAAGACGAGAAAGAAGTCGAGCGAATCCGCACCGAATGCGGAGACCTGGTGCTGCAACGAAACGCCGAAGCCGAATCGCTCCGTCGGCAACTTCGGGAAGCCCGAGACGCCAACCGCGATCTACATCGACTGGCGCAGAAAGCAGAATCAACCCGGCTTCTGAAAGCGGAGGAGCATGAACGAAACTCGACGATGGCGCAGTCGCTGAACGGCGCGATGAGCGCGTCATTAAAGGCAGAGAGGAAACTACTGCGGGCCAACGCGCAAGCCAAAGCCGCGAAATGCGAGTTCGCCGACACCTTCCTCGAAAACGCTGCCCTGAAGGCCCGGAACAAACTGCTGGAAGAGTTCTGGGCGTGGTGGAAATTAGCTGACCGTTCATCACGGGAATGCGATAGCGACTACGTCGGTGCCTGGCAGCGGTGGAACGAAGCCCTTGGCGATCCCAGAGCCGCCGAACCCAAACCCCAGGAGCAAGCCCCGACCGCGGCGCCCGGCCAATAACAGCAGCGTAGCAACAAAAAGAGCCCCCAAGTCGGGGGCTCGCTGCGTTTCTGGCGGCATCGGTCCTAAATCCGCTCGGCGAACTCCGGCCTGTTCAGGATCTGCGCGACCGCGGCCTCGAAGTGGTCCTGCAGCTTCCGGACGATCAGTTCCTTTTGTCGCTCCCGGAATCGATCCGTCACCGGGTAGGCCACTATCTCGGGAATGTCGTCGCAGTACCTTTCGCAGATCAGCCGCAGGTCCTCCACATCGTCCGCAACCTCGACGTCGACCTGCGAGGGATCGTAGACCGTGTGGAACTCGATCTCGAGCACGTATTGCCCGGCCGCGGTTCGATACAGGCGGACGACGTGCCATCGCTTGAGCTTGGGTATGGCGGCTTCTGGCGGCATCACCTCTGACAGCAGTTCCCCGCGGAAAGCGAGCGGCGGCTGGCCCGACCGGATGAGGCTGTAATCGGTCATGGGGGGTTCCTTTGGTTCTCGGTTCGCTGCTGGGTGGTTGGTGTTTGGTGGCATCGGCAGGTGTTCTACGGCGAGGCGTGAGCGGCCGGGCTCTCGCCGCCTGCTTTAGCGATGGCGGCGCGGGCGGACTTCTCCCATGCAGTCCAGTCTTCGATATTCACGCCAGCCACACGAGCCAACATACCGACTCCGCCGACAGCAGCCTTCAAAGCCGCAAGCAACTCGTCATGGCAGTTGACGGCGTTGACGATCAGGTTGGCGTTGGCTTCAGCCTGCTCGCGTGTCGGCTCGTGATGATCATTATGTCTGTCGAGCACTGCAAGAGGCAATTGCCGGGCGGGCCGATCGACTTGGTAGATGTGCCACAATCCATTCGTGAAGCCGTCAAGGTTGCCGTGGCGTACTGTGCACTCAACGGCTTCCCACGGGGTCGGCGTGCTCTGCGTCATGTCTCAAGTCTCCTGTTCAATAGGGCGTGAATTGCGCTAATCGACCTGTGGATCGCAGTCGTCGCAGTGTGTTTGGCTGTCGTCGATCTCTGTTCCGCAATACTCGCATCGCTTTACCGTGCAGCCTGGGTAACGGGAGTTGACTGCTCGGTGTTGCGACTGGCTCAGTGGGCGGGAGGTTCCGGCATCTCTGGCTGCTTTCTCTTCGTCGATCCAGTCGCGCATGGTTACTCCTCTGCGGTTTCAAATGGCGTCTGCCGGATGGCAGGAACCGAGGTGGCTAGGCTGCCGCCCGGTTGCGTTGAAGATCAGCAAGAGCCTCGTCAAATGTGTCGCCGAACCCTGCTGGTGACTCCTGAAGATTGGCGAAGTCGCCATTGACGCAGCACCATGCGTTTCCGTCCTTGAAGAAGCAAATCGCCTCACCCGGAACGCCAGACCTGACAATCGGAAACTGCCGGAGAAGGCCGCGAACGCGATCGCGTGCCCAACCCCACCCCGTGTGCGCGCCGGAGACAAATCCAGCCACACATTGTTCGTTGACTGGGCACGTTTCCTCGTTGACGAATCGGGTTAAGGCGTCAAGTAGCGTCATTCTGAAATCTCCAGGGGGTCAGGTTAGTGAAACCGAACAACGCCATTTACTTGTGCGGCGAGACGAAATGCACTCAGCCATTGTTCGTACTTCTTGCGAAAGCCCGTGTCATCCTCTGATTCCGAATTGGGGAGTTTGCCGAGATGCTCCTCGAAATCCGCCGCCAGTTTGGCGCTCGTCTTGGGGCCGATCACTCCATCGCAATCGGTGAAGTGAATCAGCTCTACGAACGGCTTGCCCTTGAAGGCGTCGGGGCTCTCCCAGACCTGTTCAGCGCAAACACCGAGCATTGTTTCTGACAGCCGGTTTCTCCACCAGTTGTAGCCCGAGTAGCTTCCACCCCAGAAGTCGTAAAGACTTGTGGCGAGGTAGTGGCCAGTCTCCAGTCCATCCGCTTGCAGTGGGAAGTCTTGAGAGTTGACGTACAGATTACTGTCGTCCTCTCGATCTGTTGGGTGCAGGTCGCGGTAAACACTGATGTCGAGTCCCATACCAAAGATCTCCAGGGGGTCAGGTGTCAGTTACTTCACGTCAGCCGCTTTGCTGTGCCGCAAGATGCCTTCAGAATCCATCTCCCATTCCTCGGGGTAAAGCAGCGATTGGCATCTCACCCATGCCGCCTCTGATTCCCAGCCATGGTCAGAAATCAGGTGATCGTGTAGTTGTGCTGCGTGCGCGAATGAGAGGTTGCAGCCGGAGCATTTGTATTTGTTGGGCATGGTCACGTTCCGCTACAGAGGGGCCACATACAGATTCAGTACGCCTCGCCATACCAACTGCCGTGATCGCAAATCCATTCGACGCGACGATTGCCGCAGACGCATCGCCTGCTCACTCCGTCCCAGCCAGGGCATTCACCTTCGTCGGGATCGCAGTTTTGTCCGCTGAAGTCAAACCTCTCGCCAGCAGCGGCTCGCGGAACGATTTCTGTCTTGAATCGCTCGAAGGATTCCTTGTCGTTCTCAAACGCTCCGCGAACACAGCCAGATTGCTCGCCGAACAATTCGACGATCTCCTCGTCCGTCAGGGGCTCGCCGCTTTCGAGTTTGTTTTCCAGTTCGTACTGCCGGTTATGTGGCATATCGTTTCTCGCTTTCTTGTTTCCGCTACAGAGGGCGATCAATGGGTTTTTCTCTGGACAACCTGGATCTCCGCAACGTCCCCGTCAGCGAGTTGTCGCAGCACGAATTGCAGCCGGTCCAGACTGTAGGCTCCGTAGTATGCTCGCCGGCCGTCTGACGTGATCCAGAGTTTGTATCGCATGTTTGGCTCGCTCAATGGGGCCTGCCCGCACAGCAGGAGAAACCGCTCGCGCCGATTGTGTGCCGGGTTGCGAGTCCGACGCGGCGCGGGCGGAGGAGAATGTCACCCTTCCAGAGATTTGATTTCATCCCTCAACTTGGCCAACCGCGACTGGGCATCCGCGAGTTGCTGGCGATTGAGAAACCGGGCATTACCTGGGGCTCTTTCGCTGTCACACCCTTCGCGCCGCCGCTCTCCGGTTCCAACGCATTCGTAGATGCGGTAATCGGCGAACTGTGGGTCTCCGCTGCCGCATTTTCGGCGGGCTTCTTCGGCTCCATAAGTGCCCTCGTTCGTCTCGACCAGGATTTGCATGGCAGAGAGTTCGTCCGCTTGTTTCTTGAGGTCAGCGATTTTCGTTGTCATTGTTCGATTCTCCTGTTTTGAGTTTCTGCGGCGGTAGCAACCCGCCGAATGGGGCCTGCCCGGAGGCAGGAAAGAGGCGATCAGCTAGGCTCAACCAAGCCGTAGCGAGCACGCTCTGTTGCCGTCAGCCGCCTGCCGGACTTTCGCCAGTAGAATTCAACGCTGCGAGCGGAGCCGTCGTATCTCCGCTCGATTTTGGCACCGCTTGGCGTCTCGGCGTAACTGTACTCGACAATCTGGCCTTGGTTTTGGGGCGGTGTTTCAAACTGCAGTTCGCGGCTTTTCATGTTTCAATTCTCCGTCTAGGGTGAGTAGCAGGAAAGGGGCGGCTATTAGGACCGATACGGTCGCAGTGTACTCGCTCGTTGCGTCGTGGAGACCATGCTTTGCATCCAGCGGACAGTGATCTTGTCGCCGTCGATCTCCTCGACATATCCGTGGTCGTAATCCTCTGGGTTGTTGCCGCCTTCGACATGATCTCCGATGGTGAATTCCGGGTCCGCAGTCACCTCGGACACGATCAGCCGGCAAGTCGTCGGGCACTCGAACCGGGCCTTGGCTTCGACCATCGCGGATTCTGGGTCGTGAGCCTCGACGGTCCCGGCCCAATCCTCTCGGCCACTGGCTCGGTTCTCTGCGAGGGTGACGTCGTAGGTTTTCTTGTCGGATGCCCAGCGGTCAGCCGCTCCACCGTCGATTCCGTCGTACTTCCAGGCGTACCAAATTTCATGGGCCAGTCTTCCCTTCGCTCCAAATTCTCCACGCTGGGCTTTGTCGCGCGCCTCATCAATGCTGATCCCATTAGCAGTCGCCATCTGGTCGATGAATTCGCAAACGCTGCCAATTACGTCATGTACGGTCGTCATGTTTCGATTCTCCAAGTTAAGCCAAAGCCAGGAGCAACCCGGCAGGTCAGTCAGATCCCCACTACACCGGGGGACGGTTCACGCGGACGGGGGTTAGGTTGGGCAATCACGCCGGCCGTGATCCGGACTCAAACTCAGCCGCAAAGGAAGCGTAAAACGTCGCCGTGACCTTTTCGATGGCCGACATAATGCGGCGGTAGTCGGCGTCTGTCGCCAATCCGAATCGGGACGCGCCGGCTGGTGGCACGCACTCCGCGCCGCTCTCGTCTCTCCACGACCAGAGAGAATCCGCCACCTCGTCAACCGAGCCGCGAAAGTCGGCAGGAACGAGCCGCTTGTCGAGGACGCGAAAAAAGAACGCTTTGTCCGACTCCAGGGAGCCGAGACGGTAAGGCACGGCCACAACGTCGAACCCTGCAAACCAGACGTAGGCCCCTTTGCCCTGTGAGTCGAATTCGTACCTTGACGGGCCGCACGAGAAGATGTCTGAAACACACGGAAAACTGCGGTAGCTGACGATCTCGGAAGTGTTCATGTTCATTCTCCCTTGGTCTTCGATTTCCCGACAGATCAGCGTCGGCCTGATTCGACAGCAAGCGATTCCGCGCCCCGGTCGCTCGGGGCGCGGTGTCACGCGCTGGCAGCATCAACGATCAATCGCCACGATTGCGACATTCACCCCAGTCCCCTCGGCCTTGAACGATCCCGCCGGCAACTCGATCCACTGGCTTGCGATTGGCTGCAGCTTCGCGCGTTGCTTGGGACCGTTCGCGCAGAGGGACACCAGCCGACCACCGGGAGCCAGCAGCGTCAGCGCGTGCAGGACGTGTTTGCAGTCGGTTCCCATTTTGAATGGGGGATTCATCAGGATCGAATCGAACAACCCCAGCCGGTCGGAGCCGCATGCTAGGAAATCGGCTTGCACCAGCTCGGACAGGGAATCGCCATCGGTCGCCCTATAAAGCTCTCCGCAGCATTCCGGGGAGTGCTCGACCAGAACAATCGGGAATGATCGGCTGATCGATCTGGCGGCATTGTAGAGCCTCCCCAGGCCGGCGGACGGTTCGAGCGTGCGGCCGAACGTGTCGAACATCCCGGCAAGGCGATCCGCCAGGGGCTCGGGAGTCTGAAATAGATTGAATGACGACACCACACGGGGGGCGGCATCTTCTCGGGCCAGGCGCTGGAAGCGGGGGCGCTCGGCTGCCATCTCCTCACCCTTGGCCTCTGTGACTTCCAGCAGGTGCCGCAGTCGCAATCGTCCGGTTCTCTGTGACTCTCTCGCGTTCATGGTTCGCTCGATTCTTCGGGCTTGGGACCGATCCCCCTACGTCGGGGAGCGCATTAGACCGGGTTTCCCCGGCCCCCTCTGCGTTAGACGTTGACGGGCTCGGGTTGCTCGGCCTTGGCCGGTTGGACTGGGGCAAACTTCGGCAACAGCTTTTGTGGCTTGTCGGTCAGGATTACGACGCGGTCGGCCTTGTCGCCGTAGGTCTTGCGGACCTTGAACGCAACCGGGCTCGGGTCAATGTTCTGGCCGTATTTGGTTTCCGGCCTGAAACCATGTTCGCACACATCGACCGTTTCGTAACGGCTGTAGGTGCCTTTCGAGACTGCCGAATACTCGGCTTGCGTCATTCGCACGACCGTTGACGGGACGAAATCGCCGTAGACCTTCCCGTACCGCTCCATTTCGGCTTTCTCGTATCGAGACTTCGCCCGGGCGTTCCAATGGGATTGCAGCCATTCGGCGGCCTCATCGGTCGGATTGATCAACGGAGGGGCTTTCGGCTTGCTGGCCTTTGCCTCGGCCTTCTTCGCTTTCGTGGTCGCCTGGAATGTCTCACGCTCGGCATCGGTCGGCGCGCGGTAAACATCCTCGCCGGACCGCTCGATATTGACGATCAACTCCCGGATTTTCTGCTGCTCAGCATAGTCAGCCCAGCCAAACGGGTCGCGACCGTGAACGACAACCGACGTCACCCGCTTGGTTACTGGTGAGCGATTCACACGTAAGACCTGCGCCCAGCCATTGACCGCGATTAAGTGGCGTGCGCTTCGGTCCGAACCGACCTTGATCCAGCCGCCCGGCTCAATCTCGACCTCGGCCGCCGTTCCGCCTTCCTCGGCCAGCATCGCCCGTTCGTAGGTCAGCCGCAATTCGTAATGCTCGACCCATCGCCGGTAAGCCGCCTCAATGGCCGGCAAATCGGCTTGCGGAACCCAACGGCCACCGCGACCTTTGGGGCCGCACCAGACATGCGGCACTGCCGCGCCGTCGTGCAGATACTCGCCTTTTGCATAGTTGTATTCCTGCTGGTGGATGATGTGCGGCGGGTTGTCTGTCGGTGTGTACGATGCGACAGCCGCCCGAAGATCAGCCTCAATCGTCAAAATCCGACTGCGCCGCACCGAAGCGGATGATTTATACAGAGCGTGCGAAATCACACCAGCCGTTCGTTCCTGCCAGTATTCCGCCTTGGACCACTGAGAGACAGCGCGGACCCGACTGCGATCATGTCGCGCGGCTTGGCGCTCGGCACGGGCTCGGTTCTGATGCCCGAATGCCGACGGGCCAGACTCGAACGTGTCGGCCGCGCCGCCGGCCTCGGCTCGCCGCTTGTCCCGGTAATCGGAAAATCGCTCCGCACGATCGGCGGCCCGTTCCTCGGGGCTGTAATCCTCATCGCCAATGTCTTCGCCTTCGTCCAGGAACTCGCGGGCCAAGTCTTCGCGGCTCGGCGTCCAGGTCGCCACAAAATCGCAATCCTGTTTCGGCGTGGAAACGAATCCGGCGGCGCGGAGCCGTTCGTAATCGTCGCGCGGCACGCGCCCGACATACAGCCGCAGTTTGTTGTCTTCCGGGGAATACGTTGCAGTTGCGGTCATCTGGTTTCCTTTCGCCGCTCCCAGTTGCGGCCATTTTCATTCTAACTCGCCCCCACTCAGCAGGGGGCCTTGCTTGTCCGGCATCAACCGACCAATGTACCGCGGCGCCAGGTTCCCGGCAATTCCGCGGGGGATTGGGAGGTTCAAGCCGGCCCGTGGGCCTTGGCGTCAATCTGGAAGAAATCCAATCCAGGCCCCATGTAGCTCGCAATTCGTCCATAGATCATGTAGGGGCGATCGATGCCGTTCTCTTTTGCCTCAACTGCAATCTCGCGATACGTTTGCCGGTCGAGGATTTGCTTGTCGTTCCAAATGATGAACAGCCCCCGCTTCCCGACAGTTCCCACAAGATGGCTGGCGCTGGTTTTCTTCTCAACGAATGTTGGAAACATCGGGAGCAAGGAAGCAAGAACCTTGGCTTGACGATCGTATCTCTTGTCGCAAGTTGGGCACATATTCAACATGCGACTGCAATACTTATTGCACCGACTGCAGAGTTGCAATCGTCCATCCTTGCTGTACGGTGGCTTCACTGCTGGGCATTTCGTCATGGCTTGGGCTTCCTTCGCGTTCTTGGGGTTCGAGACAGGGAAAGTATCGTCTGGGGCGCAAACGAGCGCCACGGGGCACGCCAGGCGTTCAGGCGCGTACGTGCATCAACTCGCGACCGTGCGGCACGTCGCGTGGATCGTCGGCCAGCAGCAGCGATTCGATCAAGACCTGCACGCGGGCCGCGATGTAGCCAGCGTCATCGGTTGTAATGCCGGGCTCACCGTCAAGCATCTCGAAAACATCATTGCAGACGTCTTCGGCCAGTAATTCGACTCGCGATCGGTGCATCGTCATCATCTCCGGAAAAGACCTGGGGGAACCAGCAGGGAACATCATCGCGCCGGCTTGCACCTCGGCGCGGGGGGTAAGCTGATTGCGCTTCGATCAATAAACCAGCACGCAATCCGGGTGAAGCGTGCGGATATGCTTAATTGAAGATGATTCTTCAGTGGGATAACCGACTGTCCTGCACTCATAGCTGCAGATAAACAACTCATGCAAAACGTGAATTGGGCGCATAAACCATCTAACATTGTCATCCCATATCGGGGAATCACGGAACACGTCAACCTTGAATGCGTCGAGGTCATCCGCGGCGTAGCTTGCTGACATAGTAGAAACCTTTCGAGTGGGGAGAATGATTCAGAGGGAGCCTAAAGGCCGGCCTCATGTCGAACCTGCCGCACGTATGCCCGAAAGATCGCACGTGCATGACGATCGTCGTCGGCCTCCTCACGGACGTCAGTTTCCCAGCGATTGCGAAGCGACGTCTTCGTTAGCATCGAAACCACCAGACCATGCCGCCGCACAATCCACGTCTGCCAGCCATCGGACAATCGCTTGTGGTCGTCACCCAGGACCGGATGCCTCATTGAGCTACCCATGATTGAAACCCCCCATACTGGCATCAGCCCCAGCTTGCTTCGTCGCTTGATGCGACTGGTGCGGCTTTCGTCGGCCGCGATGTTTAAGATTCTACAATCCGTTTCGGCTACGTCAAGCCTCAACCTAAAAGATTTTTCAGAAATATTAAAACTCGCGAGGTCGACCTGCAATCGCCGCCTGCCTGCCGGGTACATTCCGCAACCGACTACCAGCAACCAGCTTGCCGTCGCGCGCGAGGAGCGTGGAGATTGCTCTCGCGCGAGCATAGCCGCAGGCTATAGCCGGAGGAGCAGCCTATGAGCATCCTCATGCCATGCTCTCACACGCGGCACGTAGTGGATTTGGAGGGGATTGGAGTAGTGATGCGTATAGTCCAACGGGCTACTGTATGGCACGCCTATAGTCCGAACCATCGTGGGACGCGCAACACATTGCGATGCGGTGGGTTACGTCAATACCATCGGACAATGGGGCCGCGCCCCCGAGTGCGTGGCCGCTTCTAATCCACGTTCCCCTCTGAGGTTTTGGACCTATCTGGGGCCAAGTCGCGGGGCTGTTCGGTGTTGGTGGATCGGTTGCTGTTCCGGGGCCAAACTCGCTGTTTTTCTCGGTGAATCGTGGGCTTCCCGGTGTTGTGTGCTGGCTGTTGAGAGAGTTTCACAGGGCCTGTCCCCGCGAGTTGTTTAGCGTCGTTCGCAGTCTGCGGCGATCTTCCTCACGACGTTTGTTGTTCCTGGAGTGGAACGGTTGGTTGCTGCTCTCTGAGGAGCTGGGTGATATTCCCAGCGGGAGCGGCCCGGGGTTGCGGGGTGGTGCTCGTCGCCAGCGGCTTTTCTGGGGGTCGGCTGTTGTTCTGCAGCGGCTTGGTTATGTCCCCCTGTTGGTGGGGGAGCCCGTGGTTAGGGGCGAGCAGTGCGTATTGTCCCAGGTTGCCGCACATCATGAGGGGAAGGTTGCCAGGGTCTAGGGCTGTAGCCGCGGGGATGTGCTCGCGCGGTGGCTGTGGGGTGGGGGCTGATGGGTCTGCGGGGTTGATCCTCAAATAAGATGGACTGCGGACGGTCTGGATTGCCGTGCGTCACTGTCTTAGAGGACGGCCGACTTGGGAGTTGGCCGGGGTCAAAAAGAAAAGGCGACCCCATTTGTTCGGTCAAAACGGGCGGGGCCGCCTGTGAAGTTGCTGGGTTGTCCGATCCGTTTTGACCTGCACCAACTCTACCGCGATCGGGCTCAGGGCGTCAAGGGAGAATTGGCGCCGCGTGGATTGATGTGATCCAAGAAGAGCCCCCACTCCTTGAGGATGCGGTCGATCTGCTGCTGGTTGCAACTTGCCGCCATTTCGCTTGATGACGACAGAACCACAAGGATCGGGAGCCCCTTCGATATGTCGAAGTCCACCTCGCAAGAGCAGACCTGGCCGGCGCGGATCGCGGCAATGACCTTGGCCTCCGACTCTGGACTCATGGCTGTTGCGATTTGCTCCAGGCAGTCCGCCACGGATTCGCTTCGACCTCCGCCCCGGCTGGCCTTGCCGACGTGGCCCGTCTCCAGGCAGGTCGCCGTATCGCCGTCGCCCGCGATCGCCAGATGGCGCACCTCGCCATCGACAACCGCGTGAACAACCTCGCCCGGGTGGATCATTCCGTAAGTTTTCACTGTCACTGCACTCACCCCCTTCGGTTGACTTCCTCGAGAAAACGCCGGTACGCCTGCACGCTGGTTTTGAGCCCGCCGCCGATGTCCGCGATGTCCAAGTAGACCGCAAGGCCGGTGGCGCGGGCCTTCTTCCCGTAGGTTCCCCACCTGATGAGGGACATGGATGAGGGGTTCCCGGCCAGCCGGGTTCCCTCTCCCAGGGGGACCAAATCCTCCGTCAGCAGCCGAGCAAGAATCTCATCTCCAGGCATGGCCCTGTCCTCGATTCGTAAAAACAGCATTAAAGACACGATTGAATAATATGATGAATATGTAACAGATTTGCCAGATGAATACGACGGTAATTAATTACATAGTCCTAATTGGAGTTGCAAATTGATTCGCGCGCCTCCCCCCAAGCCGAAAATCAGGTGTCCCGATGCCTCGCCCCAAAACGCTCAAGCCGTCCAAGGATGCTGCTCAGACCTCCGCGAATGACGCGGGAACCGACGACAACCAGGGGCTCGGGGCCTCGATGGACCTCGATGAGGTGGTTGGCGATTCCGACGACGACAGCCCGGGCGACGACGGCAGCGGCGGCGATGATTCCGGCGAGCAGGCCCCGGCCGAGACTGGCGGCGATGATGACTCCGGGGCGGCGGCGGAAGCCCCGCTCAGTTTTCTCGACCAATTGGCGGCCGAGGGGTTCGAAGGCGTCGCCGATGAGGCGGACGCCCAGGCCCGAATTCTGGAATCGCACCGGCAGCTTCGCGAGCAGAACGAGCAATTGCAGCGGATGCAGCCCTACGCTCGGGAGCACATCGAGCTGTACCGCGACCCCGCCTTCCAGGCGTTCATGGCCCAGCGCCAGCAGCCGGCCGGACATCGCGACCTGCCCCAGAACGGAACCGCACAACCCGCCGGCCAGCCACAGCAGCCGGCGCAGGAAACCCCCGCCGAATCGTGGTGGAACCCGCCGAAAGTAGACCAGCGGAAAGTAGACCTCTACAGGGAAATCCGCGAGGACGAGAACGGAAACCGAAAGGTTTATTGGGCCGACGACACTCCGTTGTCACTTAGATCCGCTGTCGCAGAGAAGGAGGCGTACCATGCTGAGTGGGCCGCCAAGTTGGTGAATGAGCCAGATGAAGCATTTGAGTCGTTCTACAAACCGCGGCGGCGCAAGGATTTTGAGGACGAAGAGTATCTGAAGCTCCTTGATCAAAGGATTGACGCGCGATTCGGTCGTGTTCAAGAGCAACAGACCGAGCAGCAGTTCCTCGACCAACTCGGCGAGCAGAACCCTTGGCTCTGGAAGACGGACCCCCGCACGCAGCAGCCGCTCATCAACCCAGTGACCCATCAGGCCGAACTCAGCCCCCAGGGCCAGCGCGCGTTCGAACTCACGGCCGAAGCCGAGGCGATGGGCATCAAGTCGCCCCAGGATCAATGGCGCTACGCCGAGCGGATGCTCAAGGTCGAGCAGTTCGAGGCGACCCAAGGCCAGCAGACGCAGGGCCAGCAGACTCAGCAGCGGATCCAGGATCAACGTCAGAAGCATCTTCGTCGCGGCACGGCCAACGGGTTGCCGAGTCGCGGCGGTTCGATTCCGAACGGCACTTCCCCAGGTCGCCGGCCTCAGAACCCAAATCTCAGTTTCGGCCACAGCGCGGCCGCGGCCCTGGAGCAAAACGGCCTCTCGTTTGAATAGGCCGGAGTAGCTCCGCAGAACCAAGGGGAGTCCCCATATGGGCGTCTATCAGAGTTTCAGTCCGCAGGCGTTCGCGCGGTCGCTCGCGACAACGCTTCCAGACCATATCACCAAGATCGAGGAAGCCTGCTACCGCAACTTCCAACTCTTGGCGTTGATTCAAAACTCCGGCAATGTGTCCTACAACAACGGCGGCGCCGGATTCACGTGGAACGTGCAGTACCGGAACCACACCGTCGAAGCGAACACGGGCGAAACCCCGCGGAACTTCTCCCGCAAGAACCTCTGGAAGCGGGCGGAGCTCGAGTACCGCGGCTATGAGGCCACGGACGCGATGCTGAAGCGGGAATACCTGGAGAACCGCGGGAAGTCCGCAATTATCCGGGTCATGGACGGCTTCGGGGATCGGCTGAAGAAGTCGATCATGCAGGCGCTCGGCACGGAACTGTTCATCGACGGAACCACCGCCGCCAACTCCCAGGCGTGGCACGGCCTGGAGTCGATGTTCGGGGCGACGCAGACGATCAATATCTCCAGCGGCGTCGCCCGTACTGCCAACGCTCTCGACTGGGTGGGCGCGCCGAACACCACCTACGCGGGCCTCTCCACGTCGCTCGGAAACTACGGTGGCGACAACGAAGCTGGCGTCTACTGGCCGCTCGGGCTGGCCGATCCGGAATACGACTTCTGGTCGCCGTTGATCGTCAACTACACGAGCTCGGCGTTCGGCGGGGGGGCGGATACCTGGGCCGCACAGGGCGACGAAGCGATGCGATTCGCGATCGTGCATGCCCAGCGCAACAGCACGCTCGACGGCCAGATCACCAACATCATGCTCGATCGGCAGTTGTACTTCGGGCTGCTGAATCTGTTCGACAACAAAGAGCAGATCCAAGTTACCCCCGAGAACGGGCTGCGGGCGCTCGGCTTCAAGAACGTGCTCGTCTTCGACGGCGTGGAAGTCTCCTGGGAAGCGGGCGTTCCGAGCAATGTCGGCTACGCGCTCAATTACGCGAACTGCGAGTTGCGGTGCATGAACGACCAGCTCCTGGAACTCGAAGGCCCCGACTACGACATGCGCACGCAGTCGTTCAACGTTGTGGCCGGCACGCTCTCGAACCTCAAGTACACGAGCCCTCGGAACTTCGCGAAGTTGGTCACGCTGGCCTAAACCGGCGGGGACTGGACGGCGGACCAGGCGACTAAAAACCCGAACACAACCTCTTAATCCAGGGGAAAACCATGTTTCTCGAAGACCCGCCCATGTTTCTGGGCGAAACCCTCAAGGGTACGGATGCGGATGGCAACCTGATCAACGCCGAACGGCTCGGCCAGATTTTCACACTGCCCTACGGCCGCGTCGCGTCCCCGCAGGTCCGCGCGGCGAAGGGCCGCTTCACGGGCCACCCGATCACCGCCGTTCTGCTGCGGAACACCTCGGGCGGCGTGCTGCTCGGGAAGCGACTGGGACAACTCAGCCGCACGGCCGGCTTCAAGCCTTTGCAGGAAGTCGACGGCTATTCGACCACCTTGGCCAACCAGGGCGTCGTGATCATCGACTCGCAGTTGGGCTCCGCTGGCGTGGCGTCCAACGACATCTTCTGGGGGATCATCCGCGGGCCGGCCACCATCCTGACTCCGATCGCGGGGGCCGACTTCAACGGTGACATCGCGGTCGGCGGGCGGTTGGTGAGTTCGACGGGCACGACCACGGGCGCGACCACTTCCGGCCGCCCCTCGAACGTGACGATGAACGCGACCACGGGCTTGACCGATGCGTACAAGATGGCCGCGAACGCGATCGGCGTCGCCATGTCCGCCCGAACCACGGGCGAGACGAACGCGGATCTTCTGCTCAACGCCACGATCGTTTGGTAACAACGGACGTTTCTGTCTTACGAGCGGTGTACGGCCGCTCGGAAGGCGGACGACTTGGGGCGCTGGCCAGAGGCGATTTATCCCTCTGGCCAGTGTTTTTCCTCAGTCGAGATCGAGAAAGGTGCTGACCGTCAACTGAAAATCTGACCGTCCTACTTGTTGTCTCAGACTCCCAAGTCGTCCCCCAAGAGGAACCCCAAGTCATGCAGTCCACCCCTGCGCTTAAGCTCAACGTCCTGATCTTCTTTCCGGCCTACGGCGGCAACGGCGGCATTTCGAGCGAGCACCCCGACATTCGTCAGTGGGCAGTCGAGACGATCCTGAAGATGAAGGCCGATCCCCGCGTCGGTCAAATCTTCGAGTACACCGTGGCCGATACTCCGATCACGATGACTCGCAACCGCGCCGTCGTCGAAGCCCGCCGCCGCGGGGCGCATGTCCTGATCATGGTCGATTCCGACCAGTCGCCCAACAAGCATCGGAACGATCCCGGCTTCAAGCCGTTCTGGGATGTCGCCTTCACCGAAATCTACAACCACTATCAGGCCGGCCCGCTGGTGATCGGCGCTCCGTACTGCGGGCCGCCAGACGGCAGCGAGAACGTCTACGTCTTCCAGTGGGATGACCTGGGCGACCGGGCCTCCGAGACGTGCGTCCAACTCAACCAGTACACACGGGCGCAAGCCGCGATCATGTCGGGCGTGCAGGAATGCGCCGCGCTGCCGACGGGTCTGATCATGTACGACATGCGGGCCTTCGACCTGATCGAGCCGACCGGGCGCGAACGCCGGCTGATCCTCGAAGACGTGCAGGCCGGCAAGTTGTCGATCGAGAAGGCGGCCCGCGAACTCCATCAGGGCTGGTTCTATTACGAATGGACCGACCAGACGGCGAGCGAGAAGGCGAGTACCGAGGACGTCACGAACACGCGGGACATCTCCCTCGCTGGCATGCGAGTCCTGGGTTACAACCCGGTGCGGTGCGCCTGGGATTCCTGGGTCGGGCACCACAAGCCTTGGAACGTCGGGAAGCCGAAGCGGACGACCGTCGAGCAGATTTCCAGCATGTTCGCGCATGCCGTCGAGAACGGCGACTCGATTCGCGAGCGGATCGTGAATGTCGATTTGACCAAGGGGTTCGATCTGTCGCAGGTTCGGGGTTCCGCGCCGGTCTCGCCGCAGCCGGAGTCTGGCGAGAAGGTCCGCGACCTGTTCGGCCATAAGGTGACATCGTTCGTCCACCAGACTCCGATCGAGCATCTGGAGTCGCTGCGTAACCTCTGCTACGAGGAGCGTGGCCGCAAGGATCGCGTGATCAACATCTGGGAGATCGGGAGCTGGGTGGGGGAATCCGCGATCGCGATGGCTTCGATTGGCGATGGCGTGCATGTTCGTTGCGTGGACACCTGGGGCGGAACCAACGGGGACATCACCGGGACCATCGCGAGCCAAGCTAGCTCCAAGGAGATTTACCGGAGGTTTCTGCAAAACACCCGCGAGTTGCCGAATATCCATGCGCGCAGGGGTGAGTCCATTGAAGTAGCCAAGGACTTACGGTCCCAAGTGCTCAATTATCCGATCGACCTGATCTTCATCGACGGCGACCACTCCTACGAAGCAACCAAGGCCGACATCCTCGCATGGTGGCCGCTGCTGGACAATGACGGCGTGATGATCGGCCACGACTTCCAGACTCAGCAGTTCCCGGGCGTTGATCGCGCGGTTCGCGAGATCTTCGGCGCATTCGCAACACCGTATGCGATCGGCCCGACCGGCGGATTCTGGATGGTTCGCAAGGCCGACCTGCACGGCTTCTGCCTCGCCGACATCGAAGAGCGGATCAAGAACATCGCGAGCAAGTAATGGCACCGATTCGCACCAAGCAGACGCAGCCGACTCCGCCGGAGGCCAAGATTCCTTCGACAATGAAGACGTGCTGCGCCTGCAACAATGCGATGCCCGCGACCGATGTTTACTTCGATCTGGACGCCTCGCGCGAGGACGGGCTCCGTCAGCGGTGCAAAGACTGCCGGCGGAAAAAGAGCAAGGGGAACATGGAGAAGCGGGTCGGCGCGCATGCCCGGCGCCTCGACAAGCAGACTCGCAACATGCTGACCCTGTTGGCGAGCCCGGACTTCAGCCCTGATCAGGTCAACGGCGTCCCTCATATCGCCAGCGTCTACGAAGAGATCACCCGCCTCTTCGGCGGCGCGCAGGGGGTCGCCCAGCATTTCATGATTCAGTACCTGGAAGCCCCGGCCGGCGGTCAGATCCGCCAGCGGATGCTGGATGCCTATCTCCGGCTGGCCAATAAGGTGTCCGACTCCGGGGCCGCGAAGAAGCCGCTCGAACTCTGGACCGAGGACGAGTTGCGAGAGTTCATGGAGAGGAAACGGGGCGAGTTGACCCAGGTCCAAACGATCTACGTCGAGCGGGAACCCTCCGGTCCCCCGTTGATCGAGGAGGCCGGTCATGGCACGCAAGCCACTTGATCTCCCGGCGCATCCCCCGGACCCGCGCGCCGGAGCGTTCACGCGATCGTCGCACGACACGGACGAATTCCTGGCCGCGGCGATGGAGTTGCAAAGCCGGTCTGAGGAGGCTCTGGCCCTTTACGAGCCGACCCCCTTTCAGGAAGCGTTTCACGCCTGCCCGTCACGTGAGCGGTTGATTCAGGCCGGCAATCAAGTTGGAAAATCTCTAGCCGCCTTCGTCGAGGTGGCGCGGGCCCTGACCGGCCAAGATCCGCACAACAAGTACCCCACGACGGACGGGGTCGCGATTTGCTTGGGGATCGACGAGAAGCACATCGGCCGCGTGATCCATAAGTACCTCTTCCGCAAGGGGGCGTTCCGGATCATCCGCGACAAGGCGACCCGGAAATGGCGAGCCTGGAAGCCCTGGATTCCCGAGGATGCGGAGCGGCGGGCGGAAACTCGCCCGGCCCCACCGTTGATCCCGGAGCGGTTCATCAAGAAATGGGCGATGACCAAGGCCGCCAAGCACATCTTCGAGACGTGCGAGTTCCATAACGGCTGGGTGCTGCACGCCTATTCGTCGAACTCCGAGCCGGCGGGCGGTTTCCAGGCCGACCTCGCCCACATCGACGAAGACATCATGCGGCCGGACTGGTACGACGAGTTGATCGCCCGCCTGTCGATGCGGAATGGCAAGCTGATCTGGTCGGCCCTCCCCCTCGCCAAGAACGACGCCCTGTGCAACGTGATCGAGCGGGCCGAGGATGAGGCGAGCAGCGATAAGCCGACGACCTCCGTGTTCCGGGCTTCGATCTTCGACAACCCCTACATGCCGGAAGAGGCAAAGCAAGAGAACATCAAGCGATGGCGGGCGAAGGGTGACGACGAGTACCGCAAGCGGGCCCTGGGCGAATTGGTCGTCGATTCGATCCTGATGTACCCGACCTTCTCCAAGACGCATCACTCGTGCATCAAGGCCGAGGATCCGCGGCTGGAGATTCAACGCATCCTGACCGATCGAAACGGCACGCCGCCCGATGACTGGACGCGGTACATGATCGTCGACCCCGGTCACACGGTCTGCGCGGCCCTATTCTTCGCCACGCCGCCGCCCGAACTGGGCGACTTCCGTGTCTGCTATGACGAGCTCTACATTCAACAGGCCGACGCGAAGCTCCTGGGGATCGGGGCGAAATCGAAGTGCGGCGAAGACCACTTCGAGGATTTCATCATCGACATGCACGGCGGACGGATCCGCGAGATCGGGAGCGGCGAGCTCCCTGTCCGGCAGTACGAACGGCACTTGGCCGACAACCAGGTGATTTGCGAGAAGCGGGGAAGCCGGTTCCTGGCCGGCTGCGATGACGTCGAAAGCCGCGAGGGATCGCTCCGGGAATGGCTGATGACGCGGCGCGACGGGACGACGAAGTTCCTGATCAACCCGGCCCGCTGCCCGCACACCTGCCGCGAGATGAGCCGGTTCAAGAAACTGACCACGACCGTCGGCGGCCAACTCGTCCCCACCGACAAGGGGAACCGAAAGGCGAACACCCACTGCTGCGAATGCCTTGAGTACGGCGCGGCGCACGGACTTGATTTCGTCCCGCACAAATCCCGCGCGATCGCCCTCTCGCCGTTCCAGCGGAGGTTGGCCGCCCGAGTCGAACGGAAAAAGATCCGCCTTGCGAAAAGCTGGAACGGATCGGAAAAGACCATCACTCTCGGCCCGCAAGGGTCATAACCTCAGTCCCACCCCAAGGAAAGTAGGCACACCATGGCGACCGCAGAACTGACCCTCGTTCCCACTGAATCCGAGATCCAAGCCTGGCGCATGCCGTCCCCCGAGGTCGGCGAGCCCGTCCGCTGGTATCCGCACGCGATCATTGACGCCAAGGCCCCGCTACTCGGCTGGATCGCGCGCGTGTCGCATCGCAGTGTGGTGATCCGGTTGGCGGCCGGCGACGTGAAGGATTCCGTCCCGCACGTCGACGATCCGCGGATGCGAGTCAACGCCAACCGCCGCGAGTTCGGATCGTGGGATTACACCGAGGCCCACTACCGCTACGACCGCGAGATCGAGGCCCTGAAGCGGCGGGTCGCGGCGCTCGAGTCTATGGCCCCGGCCGATGACGCCAAGGAGCCGGACGAAGTCCCCCGGGAAAGCGGCGTCGAGGATTACCACGCTCTGCGGCGGCGGGCCAAGGAGATGGGGATCGAGTTCACCCAAAACCCCCCGCGCGACTGGCTGACCGAGCAGATCGCCCTGAAGCAAGCCCAGCAGTAACCGAACTGTTCGGAGTTTCCGAATCGTTCCCGGAACCCACAGAATGGGAGACCTAAATGGCCAAACTCGACGGAAAACGACATCCCCTCGCGCCGCTGTGCAAGCAATGGCTGTCGCTGATCAAAGTCGCGCAGGAGAAGAAGCACCGCGAGTTTGGCCAGTTCGCCGAGGAGGCAATGAAGTTCTACGACGGCGCCCACGACTTTATGTGGGACGTCGACAAGTACGCCACGGCACCCGGAGGGTTTCTCGACAAAGACTCCGGGACCGCCATGCCGACGTTCCGCATGACCGTGAATCGGCTGTTCGAGGCCGTTGCGCTCTTCGGGCCGGCCCTGTTCCACAAGTACCCCCAGGTGGTCGTCAATGCGATCGAGCCGCCGGAGATCAGCCCGGAATCGCTCGGCTTCGACCAAGCCGACGAAGCGGGGATGCAGCAATACCAGCAGATCATGGCTGAGCAAGCGGCCGAGGCCTCCCGCAAAAAGACAATGGCCAGCCTGAAGCAGCGATACCTCAACTGGCTGCAAGTCGCGGCGAACAAGAAGAAAGAGGCCCGTGAGTCAATCACGGAAACGCTGATCAAGGGGATGGGCGTCCTCTGGACGGAGATGCGGCGGCCGCGGGGAAGCCGGATTCAATACCCGGCTTCGGTTCATGTCTCTTGCGACGACATCGTGAAAGATCCAGACGCGGAATACGATCATCAGGTCGAATGGATCGCGCGCCGCTGCGTGCATGCCGTCAACCGGGTCGAAGAGAAGTATGGCCTCCCGGCCGGCAGCCTGCGTGGGTCGATGCAGTCGCTCGAATCGCAATCCACCGCGAAGGGGCGCAAGGACGCCAAGTCCGGCAAGCAGGACACAACGTCGTACGACTTGATCGAATACTGGGAGATCTACTCGAAGAACGGTATGGGTGATCGCCTGAAAGGGGCCGGCGAGGGGAACAAGGTCAAGTACGACCTGTCCGAGTTCGGCGACTTTTGCTACTTGGCGGTCGTTAAGGATGTGCCCTATCCGCTCAACATGCCGACCGAGATGCTCGAGCGCGGCGACTCCGAGGAGTTATTCCAGGCGGCCCAGTGGCCGATCCCGTTCTGGACGGACGAAGAATGCTCGAACGGCTGGCCCTATGCGGAGTTGTCGTTCTACCACAAGCCGAAGTCCGTCTGGCCGATCAGCCCGGTCAAGCCCGCGATCGGCGAACTGCGGTTCGTCAACTGGTGCATGAGCTTCCTGGCCGACAAGGCGGCCGCGAGTTGCAAGACCTACATGGGGGTGATGAAGTCGGCCGCCGAGGAGATCCGCCGGCAGATCGCCGATTCGTCGGGCCCGTTCACGATCATCGAGATTTCCGAGATCGTGGGCCAGCCGATCGACGAGATCGTGTCGATGCTCTCCGCGCCCGACATGCCGGATCTGGTCTGGAAGATGGCCACGGAAACCCTGGAGTTTATCGATAAGCGACTCGGGACGACCGACTTGATCTACGGCCTGTCGAGCACGCAGATGCGATCCGCGGCCGAGGCGCAGACTCGCGACGCGAATACCCAGGTCCGACCCGACGAGATGGCCAACCGGGTCGAAGACTGGCTGTCGGAATCCGCGATGAAGGAAGCGGAGGCCGCAATCTGGATGCTGACTCACGACGACGTGGTTCCCGTGCTCGGGGAACTCGGGGCGCACATCTTCGAGACGCAGATCCAGACGACCGACTTCGACCAGATCGTTCGCGACTTCGATTACACGATCGCCGCGGGGAGCGCGCGGAAGCCGAACAAGGCCCAGCGGATCGCGTCCCTCAACGAGTTCGGCCAGATGTTCTTGCCGGTCGCGTCGGCAATGGCGGAATCCGGGCAGGTCGGACCTTACAACGCCTTCATCGAGGATATGTGCCGGGCGCTCGATCTCCCCGAGCCGCAGCGGTATCAGATCGACCAGCCGCAAGCCTCGCAGGGTCCGTCTCCCGAAGAAATGGACGCCCAGGCCAAGCAGCAGGAGATGCAGCAGTCGGCCCAGCAGCACGAGCAGGAGATGGCACAGAGTCAGCAGAAGTTCCAGCAGGAGATGACCCAGGAGAAGGCCCAGCATCGGCAACAGACGCTTTTCGATCAGCAGGACAGCAAGATCCAGTTGCAAACGTCAAAGGCGATGGGGGCCGCGAAGGTCGCCCAGGCCAAGAAACCGAAACCCAAGCCCGTAGCAGCGAAGGCATGAAAACATGGCAGGAATCTCCAGATCGAAGCGCATCGACATCCTTGAGGCGGAAATCGCTAATGCCCCGATCCACGTTCAGGATGCGTACTTCTGCGCCCTGATCGAGGGGACAGACGCCATTCTCGCCCACATGCTGGCGATGCGGCAGGGCCCGCAGATGAAGGGCTCCGACCGCGCCTTCGGGGAGGGGCAGCGGTTGAAGATGGGGGCGATGCACGAGCGGAACCGCGACAAGATCCAGGCGATCGCGGAGAAAGCCGGCATCCGCACGCAGGGAAAATACTACGTCGGCGGGCTCGGGCGCTACAACGACCCGGCCGCCTGGGTCTCAACCGCCGACGACGTGAAGTCGGTCCTGAAGGCGAAGAACCTCACGGCAACCGGAGTCGTCGAGCATCAAGGGGTCGCGATGCCGCCTCCGCCGCCGAAGCGACTGTCAGAGCGACTGACGCGAGAGTTCGTCGCCAAGACGCTCAAGGCCGAACCCAAGACGGCGGAGGCGGTGCGGAAGAACCCGAAGAAAATGCGGGATCTCCGGGAACGGGTGATTGCTACTCACGGGGCGCGACGGTAGGCAGCTTGTCTCGCCCGTTCTCGCAGCCTTTCAGGGGAAACCCGGCCTTGGCTGCATGGTACGCCCGCTCAATCGCCCCCTTCGACCACTCTTTGCCGGTCGTGCGCCGCACGCTACGCAGGAGCTTGTAGTACACCCGCATGTAGGACAGTTTGTCCCTGTCCAGTAGTTGCACAATGTACTCGCACTGCTGGCGCTCCTCGGGATTCACAATGAAGCGGGACTTGGCCCCCTTGTCGATCTTCTTCCAGCCGATCGGGGTTCCGCCTCCATACGGGAGGCCTTGTCGGCGTTTCCAGGCCAGCGACTCTTTCGTGCGGGTTGCGATCATCGCCCGTTCGAGTTGGCCGACCGCACCCAGGATCTGAGCGAAGAACATCCCGACATCCGTTGCCAGATCAATCGGGAAGTCCAGCAGATGCAACCGGACGTTGCGGGCCTTGAACTTCTCGAGCACCTCGCAAACTTCCTTGGTGGATCGCATCGCACGATCCATGCGGGCCACGACGACATGATCGCCGGGCCGCAGAAACCGCCAAACGGCCTCCCCTTGCGGGCGCTGCACCCAGGGCTTGCGGGTCGATTCGTTCGGGTCGCAGTACCAGCCGGCCCATTCCATGTTCGCCGGCAACTTCCCCGCGGCCTTGGAATCCCGGAACCACTTGAGGCACAGTTCCTCTTGCTGCTTCGGGCTGATGACCTGTTTGTCGGTCGAGGCGCGCCCGTAGCCGAACAGATACGGCCGGTCCTCGCGGTGGTCGTTGTTGACGAAGAGGTGGAGATTGTCCAAGATGGGATCAGCCATGACGTGTTGCTCCTTTCAGCAATCGTTGTGGTGAGAGCCGGCTCGGGTCTGAACCACCTGGGCCGGCTCGTTCATTTTATCGGCAGGTCACGTGCCGGTCTATGGCGATGCGGGGGCCGACTCCGTGTAGATTGTTTCTCCAGCCGGATTCGTGATCGACAGGCATCGAATCAGGTCTTCGCCGCATTTCGTCCTTGGCGGTTGATCCGATCCGGCCCCCTGCACGGCAAGGGTCCGGTTGCAGTCGCACGAAAAATTCCCCTCTTCCCACTCGAATCGCATGCGGTGATCGTGCGAATCGGCGTCCCACCCTGGATGCGGTTCGTACTCAAGGGCCCACTCTTGGCCATCTCGCATGCCGCGGAGCGTTACTTTGTACTTTTCGGCGTCGGGCACGTTCGCGTCTCCTCTCTTGTTAGAGCGGAACAATTTCGCAATTGCATGTCAAGACCGCCGCTGGTAAATTAAACCTCACCCAAGCGTTCTACCTTCCCATCTAAGACAGAAACAGTTGGCTCAACGCCCTGTTTCTGCATGCTTTACACCTTCCAAGACGCGGTCCTTGATGCCCTGGATTTCCAAGGGCAATCGGCTGGCTCTGGCTCTGACCAGAAGCCGACGCGATTTGCGCGCCGCGCCGTGGACGACGCCCTCCGCGATCTCGCTAACGCCCACTCCTGGGCCTATTACGAGCAGGGCTACCAGTTCACCACCGTCGGCACTTACGCCACGGGCACGGTCACTTACGACCACACCGGCGGCACCTACGAGCGGCAACTGACCCTCGCGAGCGGCACCTGGCCAAGCTGGGCGAATCTCGGCTCGATCCTCGTCGGCAACATCAGTTACCGCGTGTCGACCCGCGTCAGCGATTCGGTCGTCACCCTCTCGCCGAACTCCAATCCCGGCGACGATTTGGCCGCGGGGACCGCCTACACGCTCCTGCGCGACACGTACCCCTGCCCGTCCGACATGGTTTCGGCGGGCGACCTGTACGACCTCACCAGCCAGCAGTTGGTCCCGAACATCACCCCCGACGCCATGCAGCGGCGCAAGTTGGCTTACGTCGGCGCGGGGCAGCCGTTTTTCGTCACCCTGATCGGGGACGACAATTACCAAGGCTCCATGGCGTTCAAGTTCAACCAGGCTCCGGATTCCGCCCGCGAGTTCGGGTTCGTCTACCGACGTCGCCCGCGCGACCTCAACATCCCGGGCTACGCCACTGGGACGGCCTGCACGACCGTTGACAGCACGACGGTCTGCGGCACCGGAACCGTCTGGTCGGACGCAATGGTTGGTTCCGTGATTCGCTTCAGCGATTCGAGCACGGCCCCGACCGGCTTGATCGGAACCAATCCCGCGGCTCTCGAGCGAGTCGTCGCCAGCGTCACTGACGCCACGCACCTCGAGTTGGACGCGGCCGCCGACCGGACCCTCTCGGGGGGCATCGCTTACGCGATCAGCGACCCGATCGACATCGACGTCGGCCCGATGCTTAACGCCTTCCGGGCCGGCCTACGGAAGTCGGCGGCTCCCGCGGCTGACAAGAAAAACTCGGACGACGCCGAGTCGCGATGGAGACGCGACCTACGGCTGGCAATCGAGGCCGACAGCAAGTTCCGTGGCCAGAACTCTCGCTGGATGCCGGGCTGGTACACGCTGCAAAACATCACGACGGACTGATTTCAAACCCCAAGTTTGGAGATTGCGACATGGGCTACTTGATGATCGACCACCGCGGCACGATGGCGCCGGACGGCACGAAAGGGAGGCTGCAGGAATTCGACACGCTCGCCTGCAAGCATTGCCAGGCGGTCGTCGCGGTCCTCGACAAGAACCACCCCAACGTCCGGTCCTACACCCCGAAGTTCAAATGCACGCGCTGCAACGGGCCGGTCTGCCGGGCCTGCGCCGCGCTCGGTGTCTGCAACCCGATCCAGGCCCGAATCGAGCATGCGGTCAAGACCGGCCGCTGGGACGAGAAGTACCTGTTCAAGCAAGGCTCCGTCCCGATGAATTGAAGCCACCCGCGATTTCCTTCCCCACAGTCGTCCCCCGAGTCAAAGCGAGTCGTCCCATGCAAGCGTCAATCCAAGGCTACCCGCCCGTCAAGGTTGGGATCATCACCGGCGACCTCGGCCGCTACGTCGAGTTCAACAACGCGATGTACGCGCTGCTGCTGCCGGTCGGGAGTAATTACCAGAACATCCGCGGCAACGGGTTCGCGTACAACCGGAATCTGCTGGTGCGCGAGATGGACCCGGAGATCGAATACCTCTGGTTCATCGACGACGACCACACGTTCGATCCCGGCATTGTGATGAACCTGATCACGCGCGGCGTCGACATCGTGCAGCCGATGTGCGTGACGCGCAAGCCCCCGTACAACCCCTACGGCTATCGTTTCGCCGATGGCGATTATCACACGATCCCGTGGGCCAAATTCCCCAAGTCTGGACTGTTTGAAGTGGATGCGGTGGGAACGGGCGGAATGCTCGTTCATCGACGTGTGTTTGACGCCATGCCCGATCCCTGGTTCGAGGAGGGAAAACTCGGGCCGGAACATCTGGGCGAGGATCTTTGGTTCTGCAAAAAGGCCAAGGAACTCGGCTTCAAAATCTACGTCGACTGCGACAACCCAATGGGCCACCTCAGCACGCACGCTGTTTGGCCCATGCAGACGCCGCAAGCGGACTGGTGCGTTGGAATGAATTTTCTTCATGGGGTCTGGGCACCGTTCGCCACGGACTTCGGACACCAAGGACTTAGGGAGGTGAAGGATGGCACGTTACAGCGGAAGTGTGATCAGCCTGACCCCGTCGCTGACGGACGATAACTGGAACCTGCGCGCCGGGGCGGCGAAGTCGGGCAAGATCCTGGAGGTCTGGTTCGGTGGCCAAGCCACCACGTCCACGGGGATGCAAACGCGCGTGGCCCGCGCGTCCGGCCAAACCGGCTCGGCGACCGCAGGGAACGTCGAGAAGCTGCATCCGAACGCGGCCGGCAACGGGATGGGATTCGCAACCACGTTTGCGACGACCCAGCCGACCTTGGAGGCCGGCAACCTGTTCGCGACGTCATGGAATGCCCACGGCGGCGTCGTGCGGTGGCTGGCGGCTCCCGGCGAGGAATTCGTCCTCATCGGGGCGGCCACGGAACTGACGATCGCCTGCCGGAATTCGGTCGGAACTGCTGTCAGCGATTATGGTTGCGTTTGGGAAGAAGATTGAGACTTCCCGTCCGGCAACGGTTCCTGATCGCGGTTTTCCCGGGCGTGAGTCACGATGTTTCAATACCGACGTCCCAACCAACGACAAGCCCCCTGGCAGCCCGCGCTGCAAGGGGGCGTTTCGGTTCCGGAGGTTCAGCAGCCGCCTCCGGCAAGGGGCCACGTCGCGCATCACGCTCCAGGTCCACGCTATGCGGCGGCCGCCTATGTTGTGCTGCTGTCGACCTTTGTTCCGCCGGACGAGCCGGTTCCGGTTCAGTCTCTGCCTGACCGTGCTCCGGCCGCCCAGCGGGCTCCCTCTGCCGCCTACTGGCGTGACAACTTCCTGGCCGTCGTACCGGCCGACATTCCGATCTCCTCACAGTCTCTCCCGGATCGTGCGCAGGCCCCGCGGCGCGCGGCCTTCTTTGCATACGAAATCCACTCGACTCCCCCGCCGAACGCAGAGGTTCCGTTCTCGGCCACGCTTCCGGCGAGGGTTGCAGGTCCACGTCGAGCGCGCGCTGAAGCCTATTGGTTCGCGGAACGCTTGATCCTGCCGCAGCAGCCGACTCCCCAGCCGGTCTTGCCGGATCAAATCGTGCTCCCGGAGCGTGCCCCCTCGGCCCCCCGCGCGGCCCCTGCCGCGTACTGGATCGCGGTCCCTGTTCCTCCGCAAGACGCGCCGTTCGGACAACAACTGTTGCCCGCGACAGCGATTCGCGTTCCCCGTGCGGTCCCCGCCGCTTACTGGTTGCACCCCCAAGTTCCGCCCGTCGAGGCGATGCCGCCGGCCAATGTCCGGTTCGATCGCGCCTCGGCCCCCCAACGAGCACCGTACTCTGCATATCTGATCGCTGCTTCGGTCCCCCAACCTGAGCAGCCGGTTGTCGCCGCCGTCCTCCCGCAACGTGCGGAAGGGCCCCGGCGCGCCGTGTCGTCCGCCTATGCCGTCTCGGCGACCATTCCGCCGTCCGACAATCCCCTGGTGAGGCCCGCAATGCCCGCGGTGGCGCGGGGCGCACTCCGCGCTCCTGCTGCCGCGTACAGCCTGACCCAGTGGATGCCACCCGAGCAGCCGTCAATCTCCAGTGTTTGCCTGCCGAGTCGCCCGGCCGGTGCGGTTCGCGCCGCCAGCCAGGCGTACTCCTTCGCGTCCCCACAGCCCCCGGTCGAAGTGCCGGTTGAAACTCGACTGCAGCCTGACACCCCGCGCGCGGTGCGACGTGCGCTGGTTGCAGCCTACAGCATCAACGCCCCACAGCCCCCGGTCGAAGTGCCGCCGGCTCCGATCTCGCTCCCCGATCGGGTCAGCGGTGCGCGGCGCGCTCCCGCTTCGGCCTACGCGGTTCACTCGCCGCAGCCACCCGTCGATCAACCGACGTTCGCACTCGCGTTGCCTGCGATTCCACGTGCCGCCCCTCGTGCGTCCGCCGCTGCCTATTGGCACCAAAACGGTCTGATTCCGCAGGAAGCGATTTCAGCCCCCGTTGTTTTGCCGGCGATGATCCGAGGGGCGGCGCGAGCGCCGGCCGCCGCTTACGAGATTCACACGACCCTGGCGACCGAGCAGCCGACGGGGGCTATCCTGCTTCCCAAGCCGCAGGCCGTGCGCCGCGCGGCCCCGGCAGCCTACACGTTCGGCCATTTCGTGCCGGTCCAAGCCCCGGTGATTCCGCAGGCGATCTCACAACCCGGTGGGACCCGCCGTGCCGCGTCGTCGGCGTACCTGATTGCCGTTTCGGTTCCGCCGGCCGACGTGCCGCCGAGCTCCGGGGCAATCTCGCAACCGCGACCCCAAGCGAGACGGGCGTCGGGCGTGGTGCTCAACGCGACCGTTCCGCCGCCCGAGGCCCCGGCTGGAGTTCAAACACTCAGTCGTCCTGTGGCTCCGCGTCGCGCCCCGGTCGCTGCCTACTCGATCAGTCCGAATCTGCCGATTGCGTCCGTTCCAAGCGGGGCTGTCGTCATGCCGAATCGGGCACCGGGTCCGCGGTGGGCGAATGCGGCGGCTTACTGGCAGGTGAATTCTCCTGTGGCCCCTGAGTTCCCGGTCGGCGTGCAGATCGTCCCGGCGCGGCCGATTGCGGCAGGTCGCGCGGCGAATGCGGCCTACTGGTTCCATGCGGTTGTGCCGCCAGCGGACTCGACGGATTGTCAGTGCTGATTGAAACCGGGCGGATACCCAAGAGGATCCAATGGCAGACTGGGGGTCGAAATGACGTTGACAGAATACATTGCATCACAATCAGACCTGGCCGCTCTAGCGGTCGAAGCGCGGGACCAAGAGATTGACGCATTGCTCCGCGTCAGAGATCAACGCGGGCCGATCCCGTGTGATGAAATCAATCGCTGGTCGGCTCTCAATGGACTGATGGTTCGGCTGCATTTGGTGGCGATCGATCCACAGCATCCGGCCTTCGCGGCGGCTTACACTGCTGAGCGATGGCTATCGGATGTACGCAATGAAACCTTGGACATCGATCTTATTGCTTGTCAGTCGATGCTGGCTGGGCTTGTGGCGGCCAATATGATGAGCGACGGCGAGCGGACAGAACTTGAAGCATTGGCGGCGAATCGTTCGACGCGGGCTGTCGCGGCTCTCGGATTTCAGCCGACTCTCGAGCAGATTGGAGCGGCACGATGACGACAACGACCCCTAGTAAAACGCCATCCGCCGCACATATCGCCTGGGCGGATTACGCCAATGCCTCCGTCACGCTGGGGACTCCAGTGGACGTCTCGACAAAATTCGCGGTGGCATTCTCCGTGCGACTCGGACGCCGTAGCGGTTCGGCCTTCACGGCGGGATGGCCCAATGTTCGCATCGAAAAGAGCCTCAAGACCAGCGGGAATTACTGGATTCCAGTCGCGTCGTATCAGATGCAGGTCGGAGCCTCGATTGCCAATACGACCCTAAGCGGGACAGTGGCTGCCGGGGACTCGACCTGCGTCGTTGCCGCCGCGACGAACATCGCAGCCGGAGATTATCTCTTCCTGGGTCACACGACCACCGTCGCCAATTACGAGATTGTGCGGGTCAAGTCCATCAGCGGCACGACGGTGACCTTCGAGGAGCCTTGCGTCTCGGCACACGACAACACCGCGCCTGTCACGGATCAAGCCGAGACGGTCGTTATCTCGATCTCGACAACGGATTGCCAGCGAGTGCGTGCGGTGGTCGACAATGCGGGGAGCGGCCAGACGATCGCGGCGGAAATCACAATCGGCACGTTTGATTCCTTGGGGACGGCCTGATGCTCTTGCAGACCGGCACTATCGACTGCTCGAATCCAGTCAACCGAGAGGCCCCCGAAATGCGGGGCTGCCTCGCGCGGTGGATGTACGTGCCGGGGATGGCGGGCGGGGCGAAGCTTTTGAATCTGTTTAGCGCGCATGACATTAGGAACGCAACTCACGGGACGCTAATAAATAGCCCCTCATGGTTGGCTTCTCAGCGACAAGGAGGATACGGATCGGTCTCGTTTTCTGCGGCGAGCAGTCAATATATCGCCGCAAATTCCCCAACTTTGTCCTCTGTCGTTGGGACTATATCCGTCGTGGTTAATAAGCGCACGACCGGCAGAATGTTTGTCGTCGCGAATTATTCCACAGGCCGCGGATTCTCCCTGGAAGTCGGGCTGACGAACGAGAGGCCGCGATTCCTGTTTGCGTTCAACGGATCAGACTCGCGCGACATCGACATTACCGGGGACGCAAACATTCCGATTGGCGTGAACACCGTCATTACTGTCACCTCAGACGGTACAAACGGGGCTCTCTATATCAATGGGCGGCTGGCTGGGACAGACACGGGCGCGCCGGTCACGCCTAACAACAACCTGGAGATTGGGCGATATTCTGGAAATGCGTTTTACTGGAACGGCACGATCGACGATGTGTGTCTCTGGAATCGCGTCCTGTCGCCGGCTGAGATCTACGAAATTGTCCAAAATCCGGTCGCCTGGAATCGCAAGACGCTGAATTATCTGCGAATCCCGTTTACTCCCTCAGTCTCGGGGGTCCCGGAGGAGTTGTTATTTCGGGACAGCCGCTTTTCCAGCGTGCCGCGCGGCGCCGCATCCCTGACCGCCGCGCGCACGGCGTTGCGACAGCCGTTCCATCTGGAGAATGATCCGGTTAGTGCGGGCGAGGAGTTGTTTCGTGATCTCCGGTTTAGTGCGCCGACCTTTCGCGCCAGCCTCTCTCGGGCTCACCTGCTGGCGACACTCGCGTCGCAGTTTCACTCGTTCGAGCCCGTGCCGTTCCGAGGCCCCAGCCCGTATCGTCCGGCCCGAGTCGAAGCGGCCAGCAGTTTCCGAACACGGATGCCGCAAACAGAGTCCTATCGAGGCCGACCCGAACAGTCTCACGAATCACGCGGCCGGCCCGAGGAGGCGACATGAGCAACCCCATCAGCGACCAAATGACGGCGATCTGGAACGCGATCGACAATTACGCCGATCTCCAAAGTCAGTTCAGCCAGAAGTACAAGCTCGACGAGAACATGCCCGATTTCACCGAGGACGACGATCCGAAGTTCGCGGATTACCCGGCGATCATGGTCCTGCCGAGCTCCGAAATGCCCGACTGGTATCTGAATAAGCAGATGAAGATTGTGACGGCCTTTGAAATCTGGATGTGGACGGAGAAGTGGGCGTACTCCCAGGCCGCCGACTTGCTGCAGAAACTCCGGCTGGCGTTCTGGAAGGCGTCCGCATCCGTGGCGACCCCGTCCTACATCAAGACCTGCACCGGATACCACCCGATTTCGTTCTCTTCGATCAGATACAAGCGAGTTGTGGTCGGCGAACGCGGCTCGCAACGGGCCCTCAAGACGACCGCGGTTCTCACCCTTCAAACGAACGACGACCCCTTGGCTTAGGAGCGCATTATGGCTGACACGATTACCCCGATCATGACCCCGCAGAGTTATCTCGCGATGTTCGACGAGGGGACCTGGGGCGACATGCCCGGCTCCCCGACCTACATCCATCTCCCCGTGTTCGATTACGGGGTGGACCTGGAGCCCGAGACGCGCGAGGCGACGCCCTTTACCGGGCTGTACCAGGAAAAGCACCTGGGCACCATCCGCGGGTTGCCGGCTGGCATGATTCGCACGGCGCTCTACGGCTGGCATCCAGCCGGCCTCGCGACGTCGTTGATGGAGTACCTGATCGACTGGGCCTTCCTGCACCAGGAAACCCAGCTTCTGCCGAGCAAGGGATTCGAGTGGGCGGAAGGCCCGGACCTGGCCAATCGACGCCACCTGGGCTGCCGGGTCGACACGGCCACGTTGTCGGGGTCCGAGCAGTCGAAGATCGTCACGCTCGACCTGGGGATCAAGGGGCGCTCGGAGGAGACATTTGCCACGGCCCAGACTCTCCCGGCCAACCGGAATAAGCTGGTCGAAGTCGAGTACCCGGACTGCAACTTCTCCATCGGCGGCAGTGAGGTCAAGATTCAGGCGTTCGCGCTCCAGGCCCAGAACGGGCTGATCGTGTCGTTCCTCAACTCCAACACGCCGACGTTGCTCGTGAAAGCGGTGCGGCGAGTGGTCCTGTCGATGGTCCCCGCGAAGACCGCCGACACCTACAACGCGCTCTCCCGCGCGTTCTCGATGAATGAGTTCACCGGGCAGATCGTGCTCCGTGGCTTACACAACGGCAGCGGCGTGACCGGCACGAAAGCGGTGGGCACGATCGACTTCCCCCGGATGGGATTCATTCGCCAAAAGGCCAAGGCCGGCCAGAGCCAAATCCTGTTCCAGCAGCTCAACTTCAAGATCATGAAACCGGATACGTCGGCGGCCGACATGACCACGACTTGGAGTGAGGAGTAATCCGCGATGGCAGCGCAAGACGAAGAACTCCCGACCCCCGAGGAAATCGCCCAACAAGGCTTGGACGAGAACGGGGATGCCCCGCCCGAGGAGGAGGACGCTTCTCTTGCGCTGCCCGAGTCGGACCCGCAGGAGTCGTTGCATCAAAAGCTCCAAGCCATGCACGACAGGCTTCTGGAGTCGGTCAACCAGCAGATGGAGGTGATCCAAAATGCGATCCGCGAATCACGCGGCCCAGTGGCTGATGCTCCAATTGACCCTGGCCCTGGGGCTCCGGCAGAGCCTCCCCAGCCGCCCCCCGCAGTGGAATCCGATCCCGCCAACGAGCAGCCGACCGAAAGTCGGCAATTTGCTTTCCCGGAGTCCACCCGGGAAACAGTTCAGATTCCCGAGATGCCCCAGGAATCAGCGGTAGCGCCGCTCGGAGATCAGAGCCAGTCGCAGGTCTATGCCACTCCGGCCGTCACGCAAGAGCCGTTGCAGATCGACTTGGGGACGTTCTACCGCACCGTCGGGATGACGTCCGAGCCCGATCCCGAAGTCGATCAGCCGGAGCCCGCCGGGCAGCCCGATCCTCCGCCGTTGGTTTCGGAGCCAATGGCCTTGCAGGGCGTTCCGGCCCCGCAGTTCGCGCTTCCGCCCGCGCCCGTTCCGCCCGTTGCTCCGCCCGTCCCGGTGGCTGTGCCGGCCCCTTTCCCCGCCCCCCCTGTCGCCACGCCCGCCCCGCCCGCGGCCCCGCGCCAAGCGCCGCCTCCGCAAATCGTCCCTGTGCCGGCCGAGTCCCCCGCGCCGCCCGCCCCCGCCCCGGCTGCACCGCGGCCGCCAGTGGCCGCGCAACCGCCCGCCGAGATCCCGGAGCCGGTCGCGCCGCCCCCGGCCGCCGCGCCATCCGCCGCCGTCGAGCCGGTCGCGCCATCGGAGCCAACCGGACCGCCCGAGGATCAGGAGCCGGATCCGGTTGCGCGGCCCGCAATCCCCGCGCGGCCCGCGGTGATCGATCCGCAGACCGGGGAAGCCGATGAGTCGCCGGCCCTGGAGATTCCAGGATTCCCACCCGGCGCCCAGGTCCATGCGCCGCCAGCCGTGCTCCCGCCAGACGCAAAGGACGGAGCCGACTGGGAGCCGGTCAATGCGTTTGTTCCGCCGCCCGCAAGTGAGGCCCGGCCTCGCCGAATTCATTCGCGCACCGAACCAGCGCTCGAGCAGCCCGCCGCCGTTCCGAACGAAACCCCGCTGGAAGTCCCGGAGTCGCCCACAGCGGCCGCCCCGCCGAAACCAGACGAGTTGCCGAAAGCGGTGCAAGGGGACCAGCCCGACGAGCACACGCCGCTGGGCCGGATCGAGCGAACGCTTGAGCAGATCCGTGACGGCGAGAGTCCGAACGCCGAGCCCGTGCTCCCGGCCGCTCCCGCCGCCAACGATGCGCCGCGCGCGACCGGCAAGCAATCTCCGACGCGGCGCGAACCCGACACGCAGGGGCCGACGGCCAACTCTCCGGAAACTCCGGAGAGTTCGACCAGCGGAGGCCAGCCCGCAGGTTCCGCAGACAGTCAGGTTCTCGATATCATCGACGATGCTTCCAAGGTGGGCGAGCAGGCGCGCGAATTGGCGACGGTCGCGCGCGAGATCCTGGCGCAGTTGATGCAAACGATGCAGACGGTCGGCGAGGGGATGTCTGGGGCCAATGAATCGCTGCGGGCGCTCCGCGACGACGTGAACCGGCAGGCGGCGGCAATTGAGATCATCAGTCAGTCTCTGGCCGAGTCGCCGCGAGAACGAGCCATGCGGGCAGGGCAATCTCTATGACGCTGCACATGGAATATCAGGGGCCATCCGACAGTTCCTTCACGACGCTCGACGTGACGGCCGACCGGATCACCGACCTGAAGCTCCACTTCTCGACGGAGCACGCGTCCTACGCGACATGGATCATGCGGCAGGCCGAGCACACGATGCCGATCCTGCGGAATTCGTTCATCCGGATTTGGGACGACTCGAACAACGGCAATGCCGAGGACACGCCCTACGGGCCTTGGTCACAGTCGCGACCTCAGTTCGAGGGGTTCGTGGATGAAGTCTCCCCAGGCGACGACTCGACGACGATTCGATACCTCGCCTACGATCCGACCGTCATCGTCTCGCGGGAAACTCAGGTCATGTCGACGGGCTGGATCGACGACGGAAACGGCGGGTACACCGAGGGGCAGGGGGCGACGCCGCGGCTGGTCCTGAACGAGTACATCGACAGTTCCCCGGATTGGCCGTTCGAGCGCGATCACAACGTCACCGTGGGCGGCATGATCACCGGCATCCTGCAGGACGCGAATCTGCCGCTCGTGCGGTTCAACGCGGCGCCCAGCGGCGCTTTGGCTTGGAACCCGGCGGACATCGTCGACTTCAACTTCCGGCCCCAGGAAAAGATGGTGTTCGACTCGATGGGGATTCGTTCCGCGATCGAGTCCGTGCTGCGCTGGGAGCCGGCCGTCAAGCTGTTCTTCACCCCCGGGTTGCGGACGTGGAATTTTTTCAACGCCTACAACTCGCCGCGGCGGACGCTGACACTGAACCAGTTCACGGGAATCTACAAGGTTCTCAGTCGGACGCTGCGGCGTTCGTTCGCCAATCGGTACACGGCCGTCAAAATCTACGGGCCGGAGACGGCGCAGATCGCGTACTTCTCAACGGTGGATGGCACGCTCGAAACCACGGACGGCGGAGTGGTGCTCGAGAATTACAACGATTCGGGGGGCGGCGCGCAGCAAGTCGTCAGCCACACGACTTGGCAGATCGTCGATCCGACCAAGCGGCGCGGCTGGCGGCGGTTGCCGACGCCGCAATATGTGCCGATCGGTTCCTACTTCTACCAGCTCACCTACAGCCCGACCTTGCAGTATTCGTTCGACGGCGGCACGACCTGGAACACGCACTCCTGGCCGATTTGGGACTTCCAGAACGGGCGCGTCACGATCGGCAATAGCCACATTTTTCTATACATCAACCCGGCTCCGTTCCCGCCGACGACGCAACATTACTTCATCCCGAACGCGATTCGGATTCAGTACGCCTACCACCTGACGCCGCTCTCCGTGCGGTCGCCGCTCACCGGCTACTCGGGGACAGCCTACACGGTGGCCAACACGCAGACGACGCTCCGGGCCCGCGATCCGATGCTGGCGGTCGGCTACGAATGGGGGACGCCCGTCACGACCGCGACCCGGCTGGCCGAGTTCCAGGCTTATGCCGATCGGCTGCAGCAGCAGCGCCGCGAGATCAACTATACGGGCGGCGTGGTGCTCGACGGCCTGCGGTACGAGTTCGCGCGGCTCAACCGGGCGATCGACCTCGCCGCGGTGGACAGCGATGGGGCGGCGCTCGTCACCGGCCTGGAGCACATGGGGGCGCTCGTGACCGACGTCGAATACGATTACGAGAAGCGGATCACGACTCTCTTGTTCTCGTCAGACCAACTCGCGGTCGCCGGCTTCTCCCCGGAGTTCCTGAAGGCCCGGCTGCAGATCAAGGCGTTGCAGCAGATCCGGGTGTCGACGCTCAGTTACGACATCCGCTTCAACGGCAATTCGACGGTCAGCAATACCACCCAGACCATTTACGTCGACCCGATCACCGGGCAGCAGGGGTAAAATGGCGCGCCAATGGGACCGACCCGTCAACCCGATCTTCGCCGAGCGCGACGACCGGGAATTGCTGTACCGCATGAAGACGGACATCGAGGAACTGCAAAAGCTCCTGCAGCCGGCGTTCGGATTTGGGTCGGGGGACACCGGTCTCGCCGGCACGCAGATCCCGTTCTACTTCCCGGCAGGGTCGGGGGACGGATCTTCTGGGACGGGGGCCTCTCTCTCGGTGGTGCGACTGGAAGAGCCGCTTTACCGCGGCGTCCGGGTCAACGCGCAACTCCAGAGCTGGAACGGCGCAGCCTGGGGGAACGGCGGGGGCGGCCAGATTCTCGTCTACGGCGACCTCTTCAACGGTTACGGCTTCGACGGCGAGTTGTTCGCGGCGTTCAAGTCGGTCGAAAATGATCGGTACTACGCGGTCGGCTGCGGGACGACCTTCTGCAAGGGGACCGTCGCTTCGCAGGTCACGTCTTCGGGGACGGCCTCAGTGACAGTCCGCGGGAACAAGCAAATCACGATCACCGGGTATTACGGAACGCTGGCCGCCAACAAGAAGTTCGGCGTGAATTGGGATGAATATGATTCCAAGTGGACCATCCACGCCGGGGAGTGTAGCTGATGGGGTTTAAGTTTTCCGCCGGCTGCAACTGCTGTTGCCCCTGCGATCAATGCAGCGAATACAACTGCACCACATGCTGGCAATTCACGGTGTCCGGGGTTACTGGTACGTGCCCCGCTGTGCCGGAATTCAATGGGAACTTCCTGGCTCGCCCTTTTGATTCAGGGTTAAGTAATTGCGATTGGCGTGTCTCGCACGCGCTCTTTAATCCTTGTGGCGGCGGACCATCCACTTCGATTTACTTCATCAGCGCAGATCCTGTGAATTTCAACCTCCTGACGACGAACCTTCAAAGCGGTTCAAGTGCGTTCGCGCTCTGGACAATTCGCCGAACACTCTGGGTCTGCGACGGGCCAAACACCCTGACGCTCAATCCCGGATCATACGCATCCGCGGCTATCGGCACATGGCCGAGCACTGTCACCCTCAATAAGGTTGTGTGCCCATGACTTGCACTGGATGCGGCAGCGCAGAACCGACGGTAACACCCGAAGGGAAAACCAGCCTCGATCATTTCCGGGAGCGATTGGCAAGAATCGACGAGCCTTGCTCCTACCGCGGGGCAGTCCTTGAAATACGCCAGTGCGACCTCTGCGGGCTCCGCTCAGAGAAGTTTGAGGTCTACGCCTGCACGTTGCACCAGGAATGCTCGCTGCACGCGCGGCACTCCAAGGTGCGATCCTGTGTCGTCTGCTCGGATTGGTCGCCACCATGACCGGGCTTCCCAATTCCCGGTTCTCGCGGCATACTTGAAATCGGCCCCCAAGCCGTCCGCCTTCCCGGTTTTCTAAATCCCCGGAGGCGCGACATGGCGTTCAATCTTCACCAACCGCTCAACCCGGAAGGGCCCTACGGCCCGTATACCCCCAAGCAGGTCCAACAAAACCTCGCCCCCACCCGGAGCCGGCTTCGATCCGGACTCCGGTTCGATCGGTCGGCCTTGGCTGCCAGTTACAACCAAGGGCTCGGCTCCCAGAACTTTCGCGGGGCGGTCAACATCCGGATTCCCTCGACGGCCCCGCTGGCGATGGGTCTCGGCCAGCGCATGCGTGCGAATAGCCCTGGCTCGCAGTTGCCGGTGGCACGGGCCGGTGCCGACCTCGGGGCCCGCAATTTCAATTCGATGATGGGCCAAGCCAGCCCGGATGTGACCGCGGCGAACGACACGGCGATCGCCCGGCAGCGGACCATTGCGGCGAACCCGATGATGCACCTGGCCGGCAGTTCGCAAGCGGGGCTCGCTGGACGCATGGCTCGGCTGGCTGCGGCTCGGCGACCGGTTGGTGGAGGCGGAGGCTATGAACCGCCCGATCCCTTTGCCGGCGGCGATGGTCCGATTCTCCAGAGCCCGCGCTTCAACTCGCCCAACTCGGTTCGGGCGAGGGTCAGTTCTCCAACCGCCGCCCCCTTCACGGTGCAACGCCCAATGATGGACGCGGCCAGTCCGTCCAATTACAAGGCAGGCGACAAGCACAACCACGTCTCTCACGGCGGCGGATCGTTCAACATGAACGTCGTCGACCTGCCGGCCGAGGTGATCGCCGGCTACCGGAATCGCTCGAACGCCAAGGCCGCGGCGCGAACTGACGCGGGCCGACAGAACATGATGGCCCGCGCGACGCTCCGGCAGTACCTCGCCAATCCCGCGGCGGCCGGCGCGTTCGGCGACGTTCCCGCGATGGCGGCGGGTGGCGGATTCGGAGGGGGGTCGCGCGGCGGCTATGGAGCGGCCGGGATGGCGGATGTGATGCGGAAGCGCCAAGACGACCTCATGTTGCACACCGGCGCTTACCATGTAGCGATGCAAAAGGGCGAACTCCCCCCCGGTCTGACGCTGCAGCAGTACCTGGGGGCGACCGCCGGAATCGGCGCGATGGGTGGCCAGCAGATGCCGGTTGGCGGAGCCTTGCCAAGGAACATGCAGTTCCCCGTTGCCCAGCCATTTCCGATCGCTGAACCTGCGTCTGTCACCATGAAGCGAAAGGCTCAACAGGCGGCGGCAGTGCGCGCGGCGAATGCGGCTGGCTATTTCAATGACCAGCCGCCAGCGTGGTCACAAGGAATGGGTTTCGGCTTCTGAGATCCCCACGAATAATCCGCAGCGTTCGCTTTTAGTTCAAGGGAAGCCATGCCCATTCAGAACCCACAAGACCGCCTCAACCGCCGCCTCAACCGAATCCGAGGGGGGCGCGGCCGCACCGCGACGAAGATCGCCCCGGCTGAGGATGAGTCGATGTTCCACGCCCTCGGGCGCAAGACGCTCGGGGCGCTCGGCAAGGCGGGGAATCTACTCGACACGATCGGCGGGACGACACGCACCGCCCTGGCCGGCGAGAACCCGCTGGCCGCCGCCGCAAATCCCCTGAGCGGGGAGCACCGGGTAAGCGGCCTTGATCTGCTGACCAAGTACGCGCCCGGTCTGGTCGGCACGAACGACCCGAAGAAGTGGGAACTCGGCGACGTCGGCCGCGGGCTCGCAGGATTTGCGACCGAAGTCGCCACAGATCCGATGACCTACGTCACCCTCGGGGGATCGGCCGTCTTGAAGGGCGGCGTGCGAGGCCTGGCGCACATCGGAATCCCGTTCACCAAGATCGGGAAGGTGGTCGGCACCGGACGCGTGGGGCAGAAGATCGTCGGGGCGGGCCGTGCCGTCAAGAATGCGGCGGCCTACGGCAACATCCCCGGCACGAAGCGTTCCCCCGGCCGGGCTCTTGCCCAGGCTTTCGACTCTCGAGTACTCGAGACGGCGACCCCTGAGTTCCAGCGGGCAACTCGAGCCAGGGCCGGCGCGGCTGACGCTGCACAGGCGGCCGAGCGAATGCAGGTTGCGAAGTGGACCACCGCGTTCCATCGGGCACACGAAGCCGGGATCGTCAACGCCCACGATTCGGCGGCCGTGCGGCGGATACTCGAGGGAGTCGATGCCGTTCCCCCGGAACTCAAACAGACGGTCAATGAGATCCACAGCCATTTGGCCTCCCGGCAGCGCGAGTACACCCGGCGCGGGATCAAGGCCCCGGTCCTCGACGACATCGTGAACTATATCCCGCGGCAGTTGAGCAGCATGGCCACCGGGCCGCGTACCAGCGGATTGTCGCCCAACACGTTCGCCGCGGTCGAGCCGAGCCAAAAAGCCCGCAAGATGTTTCTGAAGGGGATTCCCGGCGGCACCGACCCGATCACCCGTCTTGGGCGCGACCCCGTGCTCAACGACATGATCGAGAAGAATGTCGGCAAGATTCAAATCGCGCGGCACATCAAGAAGAATTACCCCGAGATCCCGGTTTCCTACAACCGAAAACTGAAGGCCGGCGAGTATGGGCCGCCCAAGCCGAAAAGCCGCGTCCGGGCCTTGGCGACCTGGCTCAAGGAAGGCGTCTCGAAAGAAACCCGCCAATCGGGGATCTTCGGCAATACGCCGCTGCATGACATCCTGACCCACCGCTCACGAGTCGCCGATCGGCTGCACAACGTCGATACCGTGTACGACGTGCTCTCCCAGGCGGCCCAGCCGATGCGGATGCAGTCGAAGTCGCAGAACATGGTGCGGCTCGACAAGGTGTTCCGGGCGCTCAAGCTCGCGCCGGGGAAGATTGGATCGGGCGGCTGGATCCAGCAGATCGGAAACCGCAACCCGGCGCTGGCTGCGGAGATGCTTCGGGCGAAAAGCCCCTTTGCGTTCGCCAAGACGCTGCACGTTCCGCGCGCGCTGGCCGAGGACGCGCTGCGTACCCGCAAGGGGCTGCGGCTCCCCGCCGCCGTCGGCCCCGTGATGCAAGGGATCGACTCCCTGACGAACGTCACCAAGGCCGGGTTGACCGGGCCGTTCGCCAGCTTCCACGCCCGCAACCGACTGTCGGGCGCCGTGAAGAATGCGACCGAGGGGTTGCTGCGGAGTCCCAAGTCAGAATTGGACGCCGGCACCCTTCTGCGCGGCGGCAGCCTGCCGGGAGTCGAGCAGATCCCGGAAGTCGCCAACATCCTCCAGAGCCGGGGGTTGCCGATCACCAACGCGAACGCGACCGACGTGTTCCGCCAACTCGCCTTTTCGCACGGGCTCTCGCAAAGCCACCTGGGGGAAGCGGCCGCCCGGATCGGAGGCGCGCCGGAAGGGAGTTCCTTCCAATCACTCTCGAGCCAACTCCCCGGCATCGGCGGCGGCTTTCGCTGGAAGGATGTCGCCAAGCAGGCGATCGGCGCGACCCCGACGACCACCGTCAACCCGCTCAAGGGGACCGTCCGCGGCGGATTCAACGCCACCCCGGAATCCAGCTTCGGACCGGTCAAGGCCGGCGAGACCCTGGGGAATTACGTCGAGGGATTGAACCGCCTCTCCCCGCTGCTCGACGAGATGCGGCGCGGCGTGCCGAGTGCTGAGGCCGCCCGCAAGATTAAGTCCGCTCAGGTGGACTATTCCGCGAAAGCCTATACCCCGTTCGAGCGCGACGTCTTAACCCGCGTCATGCCGTTCTATAAGTTTCAGAAAGGATCTACTGTCCATCTGGCAAAGGAGTTAGCGTCTAAGCCTGGAGGCGCGACGGCTCAACTCATGAGAGCCACAAACAAACTACGTGGCGATCAGAATCAGCCGCTCCCTGAGTATGTCGGGGACACGGCGGCGATCCCTTTGCCCGGTGCTCATGCGGACGGAACGCGGTCCTATCTGACGGGCCTGGGCCTAATGCACGAATCCCCCCTGGAGTTCGCCGGCGGCAACCCGCTGCTCGAAGCCGTCTCCCGCGCGAACCCGCTCTTGAAGGGTCCGATCGAGGCGGCGTTCGGCCAGAGCGCCTTCCAGAAGTCGGCGGAAGGGGGCCGCCCCTTGACCGACATGGACCCGCTGGCCGGCCGGCTGCTGGCGAACCTTACGGGACGAGACGAGCCGTACCGGATCAATCCGCTGCTCGAGCATGTCCTGGCCAACTCGCCCCTGTCTCGGGCGCTGACGACTGCTAAGACGCTCACTGATCGTCGTCCCTCTGCGACACTCGTCAAGAAAGCGCTCAACCTCGGGACCGGCCTGCGGATCACCGACGTCTCGCCAGCCAGCCAGGAGAAGGTGCTGCGCGAAAAGTTGAACGAAGAGATGCACGCGCTTGGCGGACGGAACTTCAACGAGGTGTATCTCCCTGAATCTCGCATGAAGAATATGAGCACGAGCGAACTTCAATACGTGCAACAACTTAAGAAGATGAATGCACTCTTAGGTAAGAAGGCTCGCACCCGAGCTAAGACGAAAAAGCAGAAAAAAGTAGCAATCCCCTCTTGACACTTGAAAAAAACCTAAGTAGCGTTGGTGCATCGTCCGCCAAAAAAGCGGGCGGTGCAAACAACGTAGGCGTGACGGCCAAAACTGTCATTCCGAAATCTCTAGTTCGTGGAGTGCGAACAGAGCCGTTAATTGCACCGCCCGCTTTTTTATTTGGCACGACGGAGATTAAACGATGGACGTCACTCAACTTTTTACGCAACTCGGCCCGTTCGTCGGACTTGTGGTTGTGATCGGAATGGCGCTGTGGAAGTGTGCGACGTGGTTCGCCCCCCGTGTCGACAAGGTGGTCGACGGGCATGTGGAATACCTGCAATCGTCGAAAAAGGTGATGGAGTCACAGGCCGCCACGCTGACGGAGTTGAGTGCGATGGTCGGCGATATTCACAACCGGGTCATCGTGACCGGCTGTAGCCAAAACCAACGAGCATAAAAGGAAACGCCTTGACCAATCATTTCACCCCTCCTCCGCCGCAAGCGCCCGTGGAATTCGCGATGGCCGACCAGTTGCTCTTGCAACTGCGTCGGTTTTCCCCGTTGGGGCGCGAGGTGCTGGCGCATCGGATGGGTTGCACGGAGGTCAAGGTGGTGGGCCTGTTGGCTCGGCAGATTCAAGACCTGCGGGTCGAGGAACATTCGAGGCGCTACCAATTGACGCCGCTGGGTCGCCGGGTTGCGAATGAAGTCGCGGCCCGGTCAGGCAACCCGGCGATCGCGGCGGTGTCGGTGGGAGCGTTTCAGGCGAGCTTGCTTTGCGGCTGAATGGGTACGAAGTTTCCCCAAGTCTTATAAACATGGAGTGCGTTGTGGCCAAGAAAAGCGGTTACATCCCGGCGTTTGTGAAGGCGAAGATCCTCGCCAACAAGATCTCAAAGCAAGCGCCCAAGTCGAAGCCAGGCAAGGTCACGTATCCCGACTCCTACAGCGAGTTCGAGATTCAATCGTTCCTGCACACGGCCCTACGCGAGAAGGGCTACGACGCCCGCGGCGAAGTGCGAACGACAACCGGCAAGTCGCGTTTCGACATCGTCATCTTCGAGCAGAAGAAGGCCGTGCGGATCATCGAGATCAAGAAGGGGAAGGTCGGCGGCCACACGAAAAAGAAACACGAGCAGTCTCAGTTGCTCGCCCAGGAACTGCAGATCGAAAAGTATCGGCAACACGGGCTCCCCGTTCATCACATCCTCGGAATGGATGCGGCGGTCGAGTATGTTGCTGGAATGCCTGACCTGGAAGCGCCTGCCGTGCGGCAAAGGAGAGTGGTCGCCGAGATGTTTACCTCGCAGTGCTGTATCGCTTGAAGATTGCGGTGGTGTGAAGTGAGGTCCAAAGAACGCAAAAACCGCCTGCCCCGGAAAGGTAGCGGTTTCGGCGTCGAGGTCAGTCTGGGGGGAATTATAACCCTCCTCGGTTATGTTTGCAAGAACTTTTACCGCTGAAAAGAACTTGAGGCCCTCTAAAGGGGCCGGTTGTGCTGGGTTAAATCCTCCCCAGTGAAAAGGTCGGATTGTGAAAGCAGCTTCCGCACGGCGGTTTCCCAGGCAACGGGCAGGTAGTTGATCCTGCGTCGAGAGATACGTCCTGGTCCAAATGTGATAACGCGAACAAAAAGCTGCAGCGAAGCGATCGAGGCCCTTTCCTCACAGACAGCCAACAAGAACTGATCGAACGCAAGAGACGAGGGACACCTGGATTCTTGGGCTAAAGCCCTAAGGATCACAGGGGAATCTCGCATGGGATAACGAGTTTTTACAGGCCATAGAAATGAACCAAACCGACATCCGCGCCCTGTTCGTCCGAGAGTGGCACATTGTCATCGGCGGCTTCCAGCAAGACCTCGGGACTTACTCGGGAATGCGTCACGTCTGGCGGGGCCTGCACCGTTTCGCGGGGGACGAGATTGCGGTGGTGTTCTACCCCTGGCGCGCGGACTGGAAGCAACTGGCCGAGTTGATCTCTCAGATGCGGCCCGCGGACGGGAAGCCGGTGGTCAAGATTTACGCTTACTCTTGGGGCTGTGGGCACGGCTTCACGAAACTGGCGGCCGAGCTCGGTAAGCGAAACATCGACGTGGCAGCCGCTGTCTTGTCTGACCCGGTGTTCTACTCGTCGTTCCTGTCGACGCGGTTTCTGGCGTTCGCTCCGAACTGGCCGATCCGCGTCCCGGAGACAGTGAGGCATGTCGAGGTGTTCCGGCAGAACTTTGAGTTGCTGCGTGGGCATCGGCTGGCGTGGAACCCGGAGACGACCACGGTGGTTGAGCACGTTCCGCCCGCGCACATTTCGCACACGGAGATGGACGATCTCCAGGCGTTCTGGGATCGGTGCCAGGAAATCGCGAAGGAATAGCGAGGAAATCATGCGGCGAATGAAACGAGATTCGATCGAGGTGCTGCTGTGGTGCGGGCTGGGGGCCTTCATTGCGATCTGGATGCTGACGATCAGCGCGGTCAGCGCGAAGGGGGCCGAGAGCGGTTCCCATGCGGCGTCGACGGTGATCGTGCGGCAGAAGGTGCGGTCGTGCTTCCAGGGGCAAGCCTGCAGCGAGACGGCGGAGTCGGGGACCGGCACGATCATCGGCACAGTCGATGGAGATCCCAACCATTACGTGGTCGTCACGGCCCGGCACTGTATCGATAAGGGGCCGGTGTCGGTGCGGACGGCGGACGGCTGGTTCCCGATCGAGAGCAAGCGGCTGCATCCGTCGCTCGATTGCGGCTTCGTGACGTTCTACTCGAAGCGCTCGTACCCGATTGCGGCGGTCGATGAGTCGGATCCGGCTGTGGGCGAGTCCGCGAGTTGGCTCGGTTATCCGCGGGACAACTGGCTGCGAAATTCCTCCGGGTCGATCGAGTCGATCAACGGCAACATCCAGATCACCGGGCGGTCGCTCCACGGCGAGAGCGGCGGCGGCGTTTACGTGCGGGGTTGCTTGTGCGGGGTGGTCTGGGGGACGGACGATCGAAGTTGTTTCGCAACGCCGTTCGGCCCGTTCTGCCGCTGGGTCCGGAGGGAGCGGTATGCGATCCGATTCGGCGGCGAGGTTCCGCCTCCGCCCTCAGTTGCCGAGAAGCCGGTGCCTCTGCCCCTGCCTGCGAAGCCGGTGAACGCGACCGATTTGACGCCGGTCCTTTCGGTGTTGGAGACGATCAGCGCGCGGTTGACGCTGCTCGAATCGCGGCCGGCGGCGGCTGGCCCCCCGGGCGAGCGTGGTCCTCCGGGGCTCCGCGGCGAGCCCGGCCCGGCTGGTCCGGCGGGTCCGGCTGGATCGAGTGCATCCTCGGCGGCCGAGTTGGCCGAGTTGCGGCGGCGGCTAGGGAAGCTCGAGAGCACAGAGATCCCCGTCCATATCCTGAATCCCGACGGCAGCGTGAAGCTGTCGAAGAGTGTCCCGTTGGGGCAGCCGATCGAATTCCGGTTGCTGCCCGTGGCGAGTGAGTGAGCCTGCCGGTTGTCCGGTGGGCCTGTTTTTGTTTCTGACGAAAGGACTGAATCATGGCTGTTGTTGACCTTCCCGAAGCTGTCGCGAGCGCCCTGCAGACGCACACGATGAACGGTGCGGCGCGGCAGGAGAACTCCGCCCGGTCGTTCACGGAGATGCTCCAGCATCAATACGCGAGCGGCCTGACGTTCCGCGATGCCGTCGCGGCCCGTATCGCCCTTGAGTCGGGCAGCGGGCGGACCCGCGCCGAAACCAACGCGCCGAACGATACCTCGGCCGGTGGTTCCGGGACGACCCCCAAGGCTCCGGTGTAATGGCGAGCTTGGAAGCGGAAATGCGGTCGGCCGCAGTCGAGGCCGACTTGTCGATCGCACTTTCGGCCGCCCTGCAGGGGGCGTATCTCCTTGATACGCTTCCTGCGGACGCGGGCGCGCCGACTCATACGGCAGCGATCATCACCAAACAAGCGGAGGGGGCGCTGGCAGAATATGAACGACTCTCGAGACTCACTGCTGACTCCCGCCGAGAGACTGACGCATGGGCACACTCTGATGATGCTGGGGCACGCGCACTCGACGCTGGCACAGAATCGCCGGATGGTGGCCAACCAGAATGACGTCGCGCTGAAGGCGATGGGCGGCGAATCAACCCACGGATCGGAGCCGGGAGTGGATGAAATGCTCGTCCTGGGGAATTACAACGTGACGCAGCAGTTGCACCCGTCGGCGGTTTCGGCTCCATCGCCGTCCGCCCCTGGGCCAGCCAATTCCAAACTCGGGACGCTGGCCAAGCTCGGGGTCGGAGCCGCGCTCCTGGCGACCGGGATCGGCGGCGGGGTTGGCGCGTCGTTGATCTTCAGTGCGTTGACGCAACGGCCATCGAATCCGCCGGTCGTGCGCCCCGTCCCCAAGCAATCGCAAACCCTGTTCGATCTGGACTTCGGTCCCGAGGTTGTTCCGCCTCCGCCGAGATGAATCCTTTCGAGGGGCTGGTCCGCTTGGCACGATGCCGCGGGCCGGCCTTTTTCTATTCGAGGAGTAAAGCCATGCCCATCCGCCTGATCGTGATTTCTGCATCCGCACTATTGTCGCTGTGTCTGATCGGATGCAATGACGAGTCTTGCCCCCCCAACATGGAAGAGATCGCGCGGAGTAGCTGTGGCGATGGTCGTAGTGATTATCAGTGCTGGCCTGGAACTGATCGGAACCGTGACGGCGAGCGTTTTTGGTATGACAATTTTGGACAACGGCTCTACTTCAGCCGCGGGAGAGTCTGGAGGCAATGTTGCGGAACTCGGGGATGGAACGCCAAGGGCAATCCCCACCGAAACAATGTCACGCTACTTAAGAAGCCGTTTCGCTATAACCCCACAAGGATCCCAGCCATGCCTATCCGCCCGACGCTCGTATTCGCCCTCCTGTGCGTGCCCGCCGCCGCGGACGACACAATCCCCGCCCCGGCGAAGTACGGCACGCCAGACGCGGCCTATGCAACGCACGGGGGCTATCTCTCGGCGTTCGATCCGCGGACCCGCAACCCGCGTTGGGTGCTCGAGCGAATCGACCGGACGTCGCTGCGGAATGTGGTCAAGCGAGACACGGAGAAGTTCCGCCCCGATTCGTCCCTGCCGGCCGTGTTCCGCGTGGACGACCGCGATTACCTGCGGAGCCAGTGGGACCGCGGGCATCTGGCGGCCGCCGCAAATCACCTCGCCAGCCAGGCGGACCTGGACAGCACGTTCCTGTTCTCGAACACGATGCCGCAGTCCGCCCCCTGCAACCGTGGGATCTGGGCGCGGCTCGAAGCGGAGATCCGCGACCTCGCCGAGCAAGAGGACGTTGGCGCCGTGTTCGTGCTGACGCTGCCGCTGTGGAGCGCCGGGCCGGATGGGATGGTGCGGCATGCGGTCATCGGGCCACATCGGGTGTTCGTGCCGACGCATTGCGGGAAGTCGGTCCTGATCGAGCGCGGCGACCGCTTGGAACTGCGGGCCTGGATGGTGCCGAACCTGGACTGCGGCAGCCTGGAGACGCATCACTTCCGCTGCCCGGTCGATCTGCTGGAGTCCGAGGCCGCGCTCGACTTCTGGGCGGCCCTGGAGGACAGCGAAGAAGCGGAGTTGGAAGCCGTCAAATAGCCGGCGCGTAGCCGTCAAATGAAACCCCAAGTTGGAGTCTGGAATGGAATGCGTTCTCTTGTTTGCGGCAGGCGTGGGCTTCGTTTGTTTCTTGGTCACTTTGACCTACTTGGAATGGTGGGGGCAGTCACATCGTCGCGATGAGAGGCAGGCAACGGCAGACGCCTTCCGTGCGGAATGCGACGAGGTCATGGAGTTTTGCGACGAGATTCAGGCCAGCTGGAAGCGGTGTGCTGCCGAAAAGCCCGCGCCCGGAAACATGCTGATGTGGACGGAGCAAAAGACCGGCGAAAACTGGCCATTAAGGTTTCAGGCCGACCACCCCGCGGGCTCGCATTTTTATCAAGTTGATGCGTCGTACGACGATGACGGGAAGGTGGCATACTGGAGCGCGGAGTACGTCGACAGACACTGGCTAACCCACCGAATGAGGATCGCGGACACCGACTTCGAGTCCTGCATTTTGGCCTGCGAGCGGCACGCGGCCTACTGCCTCGAACATCCGGTTCCGTGAAAAAGACGTGACATCCGCCCGTAGCCCGCGTATAGTGGGGGCAGGTTTACCCCAAGTCACCTGCCGAGGCAAACATGATCAAGACACCAACGAGCACATTGGCACTTTTCGCCGTGGTCCCGCTCACGCTTTACATGCTGTTCACGATAAACAGCGATGGTGGCCTCCAGTTATCCGAACCCGACGAGTCGATCGGCCTTCATCAGAGCGCGATCGACGCGGCTTTTCTGGAGCACGAGCAAGCAAGCCAAAGGAAACCGACAGATCCGAAGCAGCCGATAACGCGTGTAGTCACCCTAGGAAAAGTAACAAGGAACGGACACATGGCAACTGAGAGTCATTTCGCCGGCCACGCCGAAAACAGCGCATCCGGCGGCGCAAGTGCGTGGTCTTCTACCATCGACGCCCCGTCTTCGATGTCCGCCGAAGATGAAAACTGGATGACCTGTAGTCTCGACAACAACGCGGCCAGCCAAACGATCGTCGCGAATACGTTCGGGTTTGCGATCCCGACTGGCGCGATCATAAACGGGATCGAGGTTTCGTGGCGTCGCATGGAGAACAACTCGGGCGGCATCCACATCTTCGACAACAACATTGATGTCAGTAGCCCTTCAGTCGGAGCGACCGGCGGACGGGCGGACGCTGCGGAATGGGCTGATGCCTTCTCGGCGCAATCCTACGGCGGGCCAACCGATCTCTGGGGTGCGTCATGGACCGCAGAGGACATTAACGATCCGCTATTTGGGTCGTCGCTTTCTTGCCGCGACGTCGGCGGATCGCTCGGAACAGCCCAAGTCGACGCCTGCGTAATCACGGTGTATTACGATGAGGCGGCGCCGGTCGACCCCGTTGAACTCCGCGCTGGATCGCAGACGATGTCGGGATGCTTCAGCCAGCCGTAGGCCCGGCCGATCAACCCCAGCCCCGGCGCAAAACGCCGGGGCTTTTTTCATGCGCATCCGCGATGGAATCGAAGCTGGCGGATTCGGTCTGGTCGATTGAGCGGCTGCTGCCGGAAGTGGCTATGTAACTGCGGTTGCCTTGCGGCTGAGTCCCCGCATTCGGACAATGAAAACGCCACCAGCGATCAACTGGTGGCGTTCGGTGTTCCCTCTGGCCGAGAGAACCATGCCAATCGGTAACAGCATGGTACGGCTCCCGGCGTGGATCGTCAATCGGGAGTTGTCAATGTCGAAATGTAGCGAATGCGGGTTACTGATGTTTCGGGATACCACAACATGCAAGCCCGAATCCGCAGATGAGCGTACAAGAGAAAGCGGAGTCCTCAAGAGAAACGGCACCGCATTCCCCTTAACATTTTTGTGCCTTGCCAATTCGCCGAGTTTTTGCCGAAAGCAGCCGGAGAGCCCGAAGCAATCTGCTGTAGAATCAATAAACAAAGAAATCGAGTGCGATTCCTTTGTGAAATGGATTCCAGCAAAATCGGCTCAGGAACACGAAGACATGACCATTCTCGAAAAAGTGCGAGAAGAGAATCGCCGTGCACAGGAGCAAATGCGTGCCGAGCAGCTAGCAGTGAAGAAGGAAGCCGACGAACGGTATGCCGAAGAACGTCGCCACAAGGCAGAAGATCGCGAACGCGCAAGGCGAGCAGAAGAGCGAGCAGAAAAATCTGAATTGCGGGCGGATGAGTTGGCGAAGAGCGTCAGGCTTCAGAGATGGGGAATTGCGCTATCCGTAGTAATATCCGCAGCGCTCGCCATCAAGGCAGTTGTAGAATGGATCGGTTCCGCAGCAACACAGTCGTAGGACAGTACCGAGATTTGAATGTGCCGATTCATCAAGTATCGCGATTCCCACACCGGCGAAACGGTTTACGTCAACTTGACGTCTGTGACCGAAGCCAAGTACAGCGAACAAGACAACCGCCTTGAGGTCACGATCGGCAATCCCATCGGTGAATGCCGCACAGCGATTCTCCGCGGCAAGGAAGCCGAGCAGGCCAAGGCGGCTTTGGACGGCATCTGCAAATAAGCCACGGGACAGCGCCGGGGCTTTTTCGTGCGAGGCTACTCTCTCGGCGGAAACACCAGGAAAGCAAACGGACCGAGCCAGATCGAGAGCCGCCACATTCCGGCCGGATAGCCCCGCATGATCGGCGCCGCCACGCCCAGAATGGCCCAGCCGAATCCCACGACAGTCGCTATAAACCCTAAGAATTCCTGCATTTACGGCCCTCTCTGAAAACAGAACCAAAGGTTGCCCCAAAGGTCAACCCAAAGGTGCAGATAAAGGTGCCCCTAAAGGTGCCCCTAAAGGTCAGTAAGTCTGAAATCAGTTTCTGATATTATTTCCGCCTTCGCAATTGGTAGATATCCCGAACAACAGGTTGTGGTCGAGCCAGCGAGCGAGGCTGGATTTTGTATCTTGTAAACACCCGTTCATGTGGTAATCTGGTCTCATTCGGATCAAGGAATGATCAACCCGCCACCGGCGCAGAGCCGGACGAACGCTGCCCCGGAAACCAACTGCGGCCATGACAGGCCAAAGGGCGGCCTTGCAGGAGAAACCTGCATGCGACACGTCAAACTCACCCATCGCCAAGCCGCCGTTCTGAGCTATATCCGCTCCACTGCTCGTCTCCGCGGCCGGCCCCCGTCCCTTCGCGAGATCGCCCGCCACTTCGGGATCGCATCCACCAATGGCGTCGGATGCCACCTGCTGGCGCTCCGTCGCAAGCGGGTGCTGACCTGGAAGGTGGACGATTCCCGCACGCTGCAGCCGGCGATCACCCTCCCTTTCGGCGGGGACGTTGGCTGACTCTTGAGCCAAATTCCGCGCTCGTCAGCCGTTTTTGGTTTTCTCAGCGGGGCGCGCCGTCAAAGTCATAAGTAATCGTGCTGATATCACTTACGAATACAAAGAAGTGTTCTCTGATGCCGCTTAAGTGCAAAACCTCAATCGGCAGCAGATATACCAATTGAAATCGATATTTACCCATGTGTAGATTGGCAAACATCAGGGATTCTACCATGACTTCTCACGTGGTCCCCGAAGCGTTCTCCGAGCGTTGCAGGATGCAAATCTCGTTAAACACTCGCGAATAGACCGGCGCGTAGCGTCCGGCAGGCGATTGCCATGCCCGCCAAAAAACTTCGTCACGGAAGACAGCGTGGTGTGTTCGGTAAGGATTCGGCACGATGTCGCAAATCGAATCGAATGTCGGGAAAACGGTAATTTTGTTTCGTGTCCTTGATCGGGATGGCATGGTTCTGGCAGACTTGCTGCCAGAGCGTGCCGCGAAGGTCAGTTGCGAAACATGGGAGCGGCACGAACCGGAGCTTGGCGTCCGGGCGGTTCCCGTGCGGTGGCAAGAGGTAACGAGATGATTCCGGTTGCGCTGTACCTGCGAATGTCAACGGACGTCCAAGAGCACTCGATTCCTGACCAGAGGAAGGCGCTGGTGACATTCGCGGGGCAGCACAAGTACAAGATTGTCGCGGAGTATCTCGACGAAGGGATCTCCGGCGACCGCACGGAGAAGCGGGCCGGGTTTCTCCAGATGATTGCCGACTGCGGCAAGGGTAAGTTTCAGCGGATTTTGTGCTGGGATCAAGACCGCTTCGGACGGTTCGACCCCTTGGAAGCCGGCTACTGGATTCAGCCGATGCGCGCGGCCGGCGTGATGTTACACACGATCGCCCAAGGCTTGATCGACTGGTCGCAGTTCGAGTCGCGGATTTTGTACAGCCTGGCTCAGGAAGGAAAACACGCCTTCCTGCGGGATATGTCGCGGAATGTCATCCGCGGCCTCGCGCGGCACTGTAAGGATGGGCAATGGCACGGGCATGTGCCGATCGGTTACGAAAAGGGACCCGACGGGCGGCTGGTCCTGGGTGATCCAACGGAGATTGCCGCCGTCCGCGAAGCCTACAGGCTGAGGTTGCTGGGGTTCGGCTATCGCAATATCGCCAATCGCCTCAACGCTTCTGGCGCCCCGACGCCGATGCCGGGGAAGCCATGGCAGATGTCGGCCGTCCGCGACCTGCTGACACGCGAGACGTATCTCGGGGTCTGGGCCTTTGGGAAAAAACCGACCGGAAAATACAACTGGATGGTCAACGGGGAAGTCGCCAAGGCAGAGAAGGGCCGCAAGCCGGTGCCGATCCGCATGGAGGGGAATCATCCGGCGATCATCGACCAAGCGACCTGGGACGCTGCGCAATCCGTCCGAGCCTCGAAGCCGAAACCTCGCGCGCGTGGCTGCGATGGCGGGGCCGCGCTCTCCGGGCTCGTCTACTGCGGCGTTTGCGGGGCCGTGATGCATGCCCGAAGCATGGCCGGGCATCCGACGACCACGAAAGCCGTGTACATCTGCTCGACGAACATGGCGACCGGCGGCTGTGGGTACTGCTCGTTCGGCCAAAAGGATCTACTGGCTGGCATCCTGGAGATGATCCGCGAAAAGGTGCTCCTTGAATCCGTGGACGAACTCGAAAAGTGGATCGCGAAGAAACTGAAAGCTAAAAAATCTGTTCCCACCGTGGACAACCGGGCCAACCTGGCGAAGCGGCTGGCAAAGCTGAACGCTCAAATTTTTACCGCCGTCGAACGTATGACGACGGTGCACGAGCGGCTGGTCCCGGAGTTGGAGCAAAAGCTCCTCGCTCTTCAAGACGAACGGGAGTCTGTCACGGCAGAACTGTCGCGGCCAGATTCGTCACGCAAAAGGCTGTCGCCGCGGGTCATCGCCGAGACGATGTGGGAACAGTTCGGAGGGAACCTTGAAGAGCGACCCACGGAAGAGTTGCGAGCAAGGCTTGGCAAGATTATCAAGCGAATCGATATGCACTACAAAAAGGGGCCGAAGACAGGCCGCGGGCAGCGATGGGTGTTCGATCGCGCGACCGTACAGCTTGCGAATGGATATGCAGAGAAGTTGGTTTTACCTTACTTAAGGCAACTGTTCTGCGCATCGACAATATCGCTGGTTCCCCAGGGAAAATGGCTCATTCCGTGCGATCATGTGCAATCGCCCGCTCGATGTTCGTATTGAACGCGACGAGATTCTGCTTCGCCTGCTTCCCGGTCAGGATGCCGTTGATAAACAGTTGCCGGATTCCCCGCCGCTTCAGAATGGCCTGTAAATCAGCGAGCCTCTGGAGTGAGTCAGTGATCGAGTCGGCAATCTCCGTGATCTCCTCGACCGTCACAATCCCGGCGCGAATTCGCTTCGCATTGGGCTTCGCTGTTTCCTTGGACTCGACCGGCTTTTTCGCCATTTCAGATAACCCCATCTCCGCTGTTCTTTGATTTTGTAACGACAGATAACCAATTCTAACGGCAGAGGGACACACAAAGCAATACAGAAATCACCGTTATGGATATCCGGCGATTCCTTACTTTTCCTATCGTTGTATATTGACAATTAACGTTTCCTGTCGTTATCTTACCGACATGATGACCGACGAACGAATGACACGACGATTTTGGATTTCAGACGAGGCGTTCGAGGGGCTACTGGAATCGTTTATCGACGGATACCTGGAAAAGGATGAACGGAATGCAAAAACCCCCGAAGTGCCTAACAAAAGGCTGTCCAGGAAAAAAAATCCACGGCCGCGGGCTGTGCCAAAATTGCTACCACACGGCGTTCGTGATGGTGCAGCGCGGCGAGACGACCTGGGATGAGCTTGTGCAGAAGGGGGTGGCGAAGGCGGTGCGAGCTGGTTCGGACGCCGAGCGGTTCCGTCTGCAACTCACGCAGAAGCGAAAACGGCCAGCGACGGGATGTAGAGACGCGGGTGTCTCGCAGACCCCATAAGGCTGAGGTCGCGGGTTCGATCCCGCCGTCCCCATTCACTGATTAGCGGCTCACTAAGCTCTCTCAGGCGGCTCTCTGCCGCAACCCCTGTTCTCTGTTCTGCGTGGAAAATCCGTACCAACAACCCCCAAGGAAAGGCGAGTCATGTCGAAGACGTTGCAAGAGATTTTTGATTTTGTGCTGGGCGAGAAGCCGTCAACCCCCCAGGAGGTGCGAGCCAAACGCGAGGAGTGCTGGAAGTTGCTCCTCGAAGAAGAAGCACAAATGGACGCCAAGCATCCCGGATTGAACGAGTCGATACTGGGCTTCCTCGTGACAATGGGCCCGAATTCGCGTGAGTTCAGCAATCCGAAATTCCGCAAGGTGCTGCTGCGTTACGCCAAGATCGGGCTGTCGCACGTCGTTTGGGCTCTGAATCACGCGGACGAGACGGCCCCGGGGGTTCCCGTGCCCGAGGCGGCCGCGCAGGACAAGCCGGTCGTGCGCCGGTTCGCGCACAAGACCGGATTCGCTCCATGGGTCTCGCATGTCGAATTTGACGGCGACGAGTGGTGCTGGGTCCACAAGGACGGCACCCATGGGGACATCGGCCGGCCTATGAAGGAAATCGAAAATGACATTGTGACCGGCCTCTGGGTCGAACTGCCGCCCGGTGAAGATCCGCTGGCCCCGAAGTCGGTCGCGGATGAGTACGATCCGCTGGCGCACATCGCGAAAGTGCGGAGCGAAATCCCCGAAGGCGTTCGGGATGGTATCTGGTTTGTCATGGAAGTCTATGACCAAGGCAACCCGCAATCCAAGATTCGGTCGCTCTCGGATCTCGACACGCACGCCTTCTGCGCATCGCTGATTCTCGATGAGATGGCCCGCTTGAAGAAGTCCGCGCCGGAGCCCGCTTCCGCCGGGTGACGGCCTTGATGTCCGAGTGGCGGCGACGTAGCCGCCGGGGCGGGGGATTACCCAGAGTCCTCCGCCCCCTTTGAAACAGACGGAGGTCGCGATGGTGCTGCTGGTGTTTTCGATCCTGACGATCCTTGTTCTCTGCGCCTGCGAACTGTGGGCGGCGTACCGGAAGTAGAGCCATGACGAAAGATAAGTTTCTCTCCCTGCGGCCCGGGGACGTTGTTCAGGCCGCGTTCGGCGGATGGACGAAGGGCGGGCGGGTCGACGTGATCAACCTGCAGCGAGGCGAGATTCTGATCGAGTACGAAGTCCGCGGCGGAGAGATCCGCGAAGCGTGGCGGCGGTTTGAAGGGGTGACGTTCGTTCGGCGTTGCCTCGGGAAGTAATCGCGTTCATCAACAGGAAGGCTTTGCAATGTCCCCGTTCGAGCAATTCCTGTGGTGCGTGATGGCCCTGGGCCTCTGCTACGTCGGCTGTTTGGTGGTCCTGAGTGATGACGGCGAGGCTTAGTTTCTCGTATCCATTTTGCAAGGAGGAGCATGATGCTAGTTCTATCGCGGCAACGGGATGAAGAGGTGGTGATTACGGTGCCGCCCAGCGCCGAGCCGACGCAGATCGTGATGACGATCGTGGACATTCGCGGGGACAAGGTTCGGACTGGCTGGGAGGCGCCGCGTCATGTTGCGGTGCATCGGCGGGAAGTGGACGAGAAGATCGCCCGCAAAGCGAAGGGGCTGACGTTGGCCACGGCTCTCGAGAAGGTCAAACACAAGGGCACGAGATGATCAGCATCACATTTACCTACCGCGATGAAGACCTGGGTCGCGAGTACACATTCGAGATCGAGGGGAAGGTCGGCAGGCAGCACGCCGGCGAGCCCGTGGATGTTCAGTGGACCGTCGAGCGGTGCCTGGGGGTGCGGATGACGCTGCCGTACTCGGATGCCGCGCCGCTGGTCGAGATGGGAGTCCCGCGCGATTCGGACGGCCCGCTGTGCTCGTGGTTCAACGCCTGTATGGGCGATGAGATGCGGGACCAAATCGTCGAGGACCTGTTCGCCGCGCACAACCGACTGCTGGCCGGCGGGGTGGGGCCGCAGAACTGCCAGGAGGATGTGACAGCATGACGACCGAAGCGAAAGCCTATCACTGGCCCTGCGGCGCGGCCGAGTATCACGCGGAAACCGAGTCGGTCAGCCGCTCGCAACTCGAGGTGTTCCTGGAATCCCCGGAACTCTATCACGCGATGTTCGTGACGGGCGAGGTCCGCAAAGAGGCCACCGCGGCGATGGACTTCGGGACCGTGTTCCACGATGTCGTCCTGGGGCCGCCGTTCGTGGTTGATCGCGAGAACTTTTGCCGCTACACGGTTGCCACGTTCCGGCCCTGGAACAGTTATCAGCCGTCGGACGATACGCTCATTCACACAAGCGAAACGGGGTCAGTCTACTACGACCTGGGCCACGGAGTCGTCCGCGGCTCCGATCACTGGGGGCGGGTTGGCGGGTGCTACTGGGCCTACGCGGGGCCGACGGGCGATCCCTCCGATCCCGGCTGGAAGCGGATGCGTTTCGGTTACTGCGCCTATCAGGACTTCCTCTACCAAGAGGGGTTTGTTCCGATCCCCCGCGACGTGCTGAACAAGGACGGCCACCGGAAGGGCGGCACGTGGACTCAGTTCGAGGAAGCCAACAAAGGGAAGATCCTACTCAAGGAGGAGGAGTTCGGCGCGATCCCGAAGATGATCGCCCAACTCAAGGCTCACAGCAAATCGGCGGCAATCCTGAATCACCCGAAGCGGCTGTCCGAACATACGATCGTATGGCAAGACGACGACACGGGCTTGACGCTCCGTTGCCGACTGGATCTGGGGATCCTGGATCCCGCGATCTGCATCGCGGATCTGAAGTGCATGGCCAACGTCGACCGGCGATTCGTCGCCACGCAACTTTACCGGATGGGCTACCACCGGCAGGCCGCGTTCTACCAGATGGGAGTCGAGGCCCTGATCGGGAAGCAACTCCCGTTCGTGTTCATCGCGATCCATACCGGGAAGGAAACGACCCACCAAGTCGAGGTGATCGGCCTGAGCGACCGTTTCATGGAACTCGGCCGGCAACAGGTTCGGGCCGGACTGAATCGGCTTTTGAAAGCTCGGCAGAAGAACCACTGGCGCGCCCCGTCACACGGGCAAATCGTAATTGTTGACCCCCCTAACTACGCCCTCTATGGCGATGATTTGGAGATGACTTCCGATGTCGAGTAATCAACCGAACCTGCCGGCCAAGTCGAGCCCTGGCACGCTTAAGAAGTGGCTCGAAAGCGAGCAGTTCAAGAGTGCGATTGCACTCGCGCTGCCGAAGCATATGACCGCCGATCGATTCATGCGGGTTGCGATTACCTGCACGCTTAAGGTGCCGAAGCTGGGGAATTGCTCACAGGAGAGCGTGTTGAATTGCCTCCTGACGCTGTCGCAACTTGGGCTCGAACCGGATGGCCGGCTCGCGCACTTGGTTCCGTTCGGGAATACGTGCACCTTGATCCTGGATTACAAGGGCGTCGTCGAGCTGGCGATGCGCTCCGGGCTTGTCAGCGTAATCCACGCCGATGTCGTCTGCGAGAACGATGTGTTCGTTTACGAATTGGGCGAGATCAAGAAGCACAAGATCGACTTCACGAAGCCGCGCGGCGATGTTTACGCCGTGTACGCGATCTGCAAATTCAAGGACGGCGGCGTCAAGGCCGAGGTGATGACTCGCGATGAAGTGGAGCGAGTCCGGCAGGCGGCGAACTCACGTAACTCCGATCCGTGGAAAATCCATTGGCCGGAAATGGCGAAAAAGACGGCCTTCAAGCGTCTCTCGAAGTGGATTCCGCTTTCCCCCGAGATTCGGAAGGTGCTTGCCGACGAAGACGATTCCGACTTCCCGAGGACGGTTTCGATCCAGGCGTCTAACGCGCTCGAGAGTCGCCCCCACTATGACCAGTTGGCCGCCGCGCTGGCCGCGCCGCAAGACGACAACCAAGCTGGCGAACCGGATCCTGAAACCGATACGGGATCGGAACCGGACCCCGAGCCCGTCCAGCCGGCCAGGCCCGCGAGTAAGAAAGACTTGAAGGCGGCGGCCGAGCGGGGCAAGTCGCGCGTCGAAGCGCAGCCAGGCGACGACGAGCAGCGCGCGATGGAACCGCCCCCCGGGGCGCTCGACACGGACCCGCCCGAGCAACAAGAGATGTTCCGGAAGAACGGCGGCCGCGGGCCTTACTAACCGAATTGAAGCCTAAAGCCACGCCGGCGGCGCGAACGCGACGCGCGGGAACTCAGGAGGGTTCCCGGAGTAGAGCACCCGGCAGGTTTGACCCCTGCCCGCCGTGGTTTTTTCTCAGCACTCGACTCTCTCAGAAAGGTAAGCCCCATGTCCAAAAACAACAATCTCCGCAAGCTGGCCCAGACGCACATCCGCGAGGCGGCGCAGGCCCTGGCTCAGCTCCACGTGGGAGTCCGCGACGCGAGCGAAAGCCGCCCGCTGTTTGTCAACCGGCAAGAGCTGATCGACGCCGGCGAGACGTTCCTGGAGCATGCGAACGTCCTCCGGCAAAGTCTGGCCGCGATCACGGAGGCGTATCCCGGATGGCTCCCCGAAGTGATCCCCTCCGGACAGCAAGAGACCGTTCCGGCCGGGGCCGACTGACTATTGCGTATCGAGGGAGCAAGCCATGCGAAAGCTGATGGGATACCGCGGGCCGGGAATGGATCATCCGCTGCCGGTCGAGACGTTCGGCCTGGAGAACGGCGAGGTGAACGTGGTGGCGCTCCGGAGTTACGACGTCAGCGAAAAGCCGGGGGACAACGGGTTGCCGGCGCTGCGATTCCGGGCGCCGCTCGACGACATGCACGTCCTGCTGTGCATGGTCTGCGGCGGATGCGATGGGATGCACCATTGGCTTCCGATCAGCCGGTGGCTGCGCGATGGGAAGATGGTGGAGACTGAGCGCTGCAAACATTGCGGGGAACGGCGGCAGATTGGGGCCGCTAAAGCGGAGTGAAGCAAGTTGTCGTCGGCTGAGTGCGGATCAGCGGAAGAGGGATCTATGGAAATCTTTGTCCAAAGAAAACATATCGAAGCGGGGCACAAACACAGCTGCCGGAGTTGTCCCGTTGCGCTCGCTCTATTGGAGATCTGCGGCGACAAGATCCGCAATGTGGACGTGGACTACGAGACCATCTGGATCACCCCGCGTGACGCACCCGGGTCGGCACAGGAAACGCAATTTGACACCCCCGAAAGAGCCGAACGGTTCATGCGCAACTTCGACGAGCGTCGTGCCCGACGTCGGCCATTTCGGTTTGTGCTACCTGGTCTTGAGGATCTATTGAGCGCCGTCAGCAGTGAGAGTTGATCAGCGGAAGGGGGACATTGTGAGCCGCGAACGTACTGACGATTTTCATGACAAGATTGTCGCCGCCTGCCTCTCGAATGGCAGGGAACCGCTGCCGGAGTGCTCGCTGGCCGAAATGCTTGAAATCGAGGCCCTGGTTGCGGCGGCCCCGCGTGAGCGAATTGACGGCGGGACGGTCCTGCGGGTGCATTGCGCCGAGCGGCTTGTTGCGGCGGTGTTTGCCCTGCAGCGATACGGCGGAATTGACGGACTGGCCGAGGCGCTGGGGTATGGGGTTTCGAGCGACGCGAGTGAGGTCGAATCGTGCGAGCACGGAATCGCGGAAGGCGAGTTCTGCGATCCGTGCAACAGAGCATACAAGGACGCAGCCGCCGATCCGGACAACGGGAACGGCTGAGTTTGGATCAGCGTTTTAGAAACGAAACAAGAAAGGTGCGAGACGATGGCTGAGAAAATCGAAACGATCGAGCGGCAATTCACATCCGTTTGCCGCGGTGCCGAGACGATCCGCAGGAATGCGGACGACGCGAGAGGATTGCACAAGGACGACGCCACCGAAGACGGCGTCGAACTGCTGCGGCAGATCGAGCGGGACTGTGAGACTTTGCGGCTGCAATGTGTGCAACTCCGGGTGGCCCTGGGCAACCCAGGTCACCCGCCAGGCCCTGCCGATCACCTGAGTCTCCCGTGAGATCGGAACATGGTCGGCTGAGTGCGGATCATCAATCAAAACTGAAGGATATGAGCATGACCGAAAACACCAATGGCCCACGCAAGGTTACATTTGCGATCGAATGCATCCTCGCGGAAATCAACAAGCAGATTGCCGAGCTTGATGGGGATTTTGAGTCAGAAAATGCCGTGCTACACGCGGCAGTCTGTCACTGCGAATCGCTGATCGAAGGACTTCTTGACGATGGCGGAGAAGTCGCCGGCTGAGTCTCTGTCAGCCGTTTTTATGACTGTATGACAAAGTCCTATTTTTGAGTGTCGAGGAAGAGACAAATGACCACGAAATTTGAGCAGTGGGCGATCGTCGAGGTGATGGGGCATGCCAGGTTCGCCGGCTGGGTGACCGAGCAGACGATCGGGGGCGCCGCCCTGATTCGCGTCGACGTGCCCGAGTTGGACGGTCGGCCAGCCTTTTGCAAGATGTTCGGGGCCTCGGCCATCTATTCGATTACTCCGGTTGATGAGGCGACGGCCCGTCTGGCGGCAGGGCAATTCGGAGAACAGCCGATTCCCGTGTACATCCCGCGGGCCTTGCCAGCGCCTCGGAGCCGCGACGAGGACGATGAGGACCCGCATTACGACGGCCACGACGGTGAGCCGCCGCTTTGACCCGCGTTTGAAATTCGAGGCGTCCGACTGGATGACTTGCGTGTTCAAGACGGTCGTGAAAATGTCCACGAACACGACCCTGCGACTTGGGTTAAAGCGGGTCAGTGGAAGTGACCTAAAAAGAAACCGCGCGACACCTGCGAAACGCAAAGTGGTGCGACAGCTCGGAGAGACGAGCAAGGGCGGACATCCTGCTGTCATTCCGATGCCGTTTACGGTGCCCATCGGTTGAACACGCCCGACCCCACAGCAGGGAGTATGACTGCAGCTCTAGAGTGCAGTCGCGGCGACACCTGCCTGCAAAGCAAGTGGTGTGACAGCCGGGAGAGACCGGCAATTGCATTCGGGGCGGGCACGGTGACCCGCGACGAAGCTGGTAAGTCAGTGGTGGAAAGGCGCTCAATGAGAGACTTGGCCGTTTCGACGAGTAGCCCACCCGAGGTCACTGTCTCAGTGGACAGGATTAGCCACCTGATTCCATACGGACCTCACACCGGGTTCGACTCCCGGCGGATGCTTTTCTAAGCAACTCCCTTGTTGGGAGAAAACCTCCGGGCATTTAAATCCCGCCCGGAGCCCTTCTGCCCGGTCGCATAGTGACATCTGCGGCCGGGCTTTGAAACAAATTTGTTGTTGCGTCCTCTGTCCTCCGTCTCTCTCGAAAGGAAAGTTATGGCCAAGAAACCACCCCCTGACGGACCGTTGCTCGACTTGCAGGTCAAGTTCGGCAGCGTGAACATCGGCGATCAGGTCGCCTCGATCCCGATCAAATTCACCCGCGATCACCTGAAGAGTCTCAACCGCTGCGAGGAGTTTTTCTGCGGCAAGCAGTCGACCGGCTCGATCGGCGTGCTCTCGAACCCGCCGCATATTAGCGCGGAGGGCGACACGCTCACCCAGCGTCAGATCGTCCCCGATCTCGAGCAAAC